AGCATAAGATTGGAGCATAATAAATGGCAAATAAAAAGATAGGTATTAAATCATCAGCACAAGACAACTTTCTTGAGCCAAATGCAGTAACATCGCTGACAGTGACAGATGTTGGAACAAATAAGGCCTATGGGAGCGGCGAAGCGTCGCTCTCATGGTCTTTACCAGCAGCCTCTCCACCAGCGACACTCTATACAATTACAACAACACCTGCATCTACAACACAAACTACAACAAATACTAGCTATACATTTACTGGTTTAACAGCAGGTTCGTATACATTTACTGTAGTTGCTTCAAATAATGCTGGAAATAGCCAGCCAACAACTTCTGCGTCTACAGCGATTACTACTGTTCCGCAAGCACCATCAGCGCCTCAGGCATCTTCGCCAAACGCAAACCAGGATGTTGTTACATGGTCAGCTCCAGCTAATAATGGAGGCAAGGCTATCACTGGATACACATTAAAGTCAAGTGATGGTCCAACGTATAATTACGATGCAAACACAACATCGGCAACAATTTCAGAAACTGCAGGGACAGCACAAACTTACCAGGTTTTAGCTAAAAATGCTAACGGTAATTCTACTTATTCTGCTAGTTCAAATTCTATTACTACTACGGCGCCGTTCTTCCCACCTTACTTCCCATTCTTCCCGCCGTATTTCCCATTCTTCCCATTCTTCCCACCTTACTTCCCACCTTACTTCCCATTCTTCCCATTCTTCCCACCATACTTCCCACCGTTCTTCCCATTCTTCCCATTCTTCCCACCATACTTCCCGCCATACTTCCCTTACTTCCCATTCTTCCCACCATTCTTCCCACCTTCATTCGGTCCGTTCTTCCCACCTTCATTCGGTCCGTTCTTCCCACCAGGATTCAAGGGATACAAGTGTCTTGGATCAGATACAAAGGTACTAACCGCAACAAATGGATGGGTTCCAGCACACATGCTGTTGGTTGGAGATAAAATTCTAACCGTAAGCCCAGAATATATGAATAATGGAGAAAACTTAAAAGACTTTAAGATTTCAGACCATGTTACATTTGTTGAGTCAGAGATTGTAAAAATTGAAAAGAGTCAAAAAACATTACTTAAGTTTAATGACCTTGAAGCTACATTCTCAGACGGGCAGCCAGTATTCGTTAAGACTGAAAACGGAATAACCTATAAAGATACTGGAGAGGTCAAAATTGGAGACGTATTAGTCATGATAAGCGAAATGTCAGAGGTCTCATATGTAGAGATTGTTAATATAACAAAGACAGAAGACCTACATGATGTATATGATGTAAGAACAACTCCAAATCCATGGTATATTGCAGGTAATTTCTTAACAATAGCCTAAACATATAAACAATAAGGGGGCAGACAATCTGCCCCCTTATTGCATCTTGTTCTTAATAATAAAAAATGGTATACTTTTAATACATAGCAAGGGGAATAAAATGAATGACTGGTTTGACAAAGATCGATCAGAGACCACAGTAAATAGAAGGCCAAATAAGTTATTTGAAGGAATAACTGTGGTAAATGAAGCACTAGGTCTTGATGTTTATAAAAATGTTTTTTCTAAAGAAGATATAAAAAGATACATAGACACACTTGAATCAAATTTAGTAAGCGGAACTCAGTATTCGTGGAGCGAAGCTAGAGTAACTAATTCTGCGACTCCAATTAAAAAAGCAAGAGATTGTGTTGATTTTAAAATGAATACAAAATCCCTTGGACCAATAAATGATAAAAATAAAGAATTGCATGAAGTTTATTCTGAAATATATGAAAAGTTAAAAAAATGTGTTAATGATTATTGTCAGTATTGGGGTATTGAAGTTAAATATTACGAAGTATTTAACTTTGTAAAGTATGAGGGTGAGGGCAAAGAGTTTAAGATTCATGCTGATCATGGTCCAGTATATAGCGCAACAGTTTCAGCTGTTATTTATTTAAACGATGACTACGAGGGTGGCGAGATATACTTCCCTAGATTGGACAACAAAGTAATAAAACCAGAATATGGAGATATTGCAATATTCCCATCCAACTACATTTACGAACACGCATCTTTACCAATTAAGTCAGGAACAAAATATTGTGTAGTAATCATGATGGATTTAAATGATATTGCCCATCAACCACAAGCTGCAAAACTATTTACCGAGCAACCAGGCTACGGATCATCGACATACTAAAGGATAAAAATGGAAATATTAAAAACTGAAGCAGAAGTAAAACAAATGATGCGTGATAAAATGCAGGCATTTAACGCACCTACATGGACAGAAAAAATTGATTTGGGCGATGGAATATGGTGTTATAGAAATGTTTTTAAACCAGGGATCCCTGAAAGACTTGAAAATATTTTAGCTGACGAATCACATCAGTATAAGTGGTCTCCAGCGTATGTTGGATATCAAGAAAGAATGCCAGACTATAGAGACTGCATGGATATTAAATTTAAAAGAACTGATATTGTCCAAGATCCAACTGAACCTTCAATAAAGCTACAAGAAATTTGGCAAGAATGCTTTGATGCACAGGTTGCAGCTGTACAAGACTATGCAAAAATGTATAATATTTATCAGCTAAGATACTGGGAAGCGTTTAACTACATTAAATATGAGCCAGGACATCACTTCATGGAGCACCACGATAATGGATTTTCTTATAACTGTGTAGTATCATTGGTTGGTTATTTAAACGATGACTACGAGGGCGGAGAGTTGTATTTTAGACTCCAAAAGCTAGACATTAAACCGCAAGCTGGAGATCTATACATATTCCCTTCAAACTACATGTATCCTCATCAGGCAAAAAAGGTTCATAATGGAACTAAGTATTCAATTGTAACAATGCTTGATTATAGTGAAAAATATCACACACCAGAGCTATATAGGGAGACTGGCGATTAATGGAGCCGATTTTAAAAGCTTACAGGATGGGAACAAAGTTTTTAAATCTTGATCCACTTCCAGTAAGAAGAGAATGGATGGATGCAACTCCAGATAAACATGCTTATCATTGCTATCCAGTAACAACAGCAAATACAATTGGTTGGTATTTATCCTGTCCAGAAGATATAGTTTTTACTTGGAATGGAGTTGTTGACACTACTGACTCTACTGTAAAAATATTAAAAGGAGAAGATTGGTGTTATACAGGCAGAGGACAAGCATCAATAAGTTTTAAAACTGGATTGCTATTTAGATCAAATCAAACAACAAGCCTGCTTGCTGTCAATCCACCAAATTATTTTAATAAAAACTTTGAAGTTATAAGCTCACTTATATCTACATCTTTTTATCCAAATGAGTTGCCTCTTGCAATACAAGTACGTGTTGCAAATGAGGAGGTTTTAATTCCCGCAGGAACTCCAATTGCAGCTATTTTGCCAATATCTTTAACCGCCTTAAAAGATCAATATATTCAAGTCGAAAATTTTATTATGACACAAGAATATGCCGATGCACAAAGAAGCTACGGTGAAGCATCTTTTGAGCATACAAAAAACGGAGAGTGGACAGACTGGTATAGAGATGCGGTAAACGAAAAAGGCGAAAAGGTTGGGGAACACGAAGTTAAAAATTTAAAGCTAGGTGTAGTGGTTAAATGACAAATATAATAAAATTTGTTACAAACAGAGATTGGCTAACGAAAGATAGTATTTCGAAACCAGAGCCAATAATAAAAACCATACCTTCGTGGTTTCGTGAAGCAGATAGATTTGCAAAAAAACCAGATGGAGAGTATTGGATAGGCCCAGATGGAGGCAAGGTTCCTACCTGGAAGGCATGCCCAGCTATATTTGATATTATGGGTACTGGATACACATTAAAAACTCCATGCGATATAGAATTTTATTTAGGTGATTTTAAATCAATTTCTGTAAAGGTTTCTGAAAAAAAGTATGAAGATTTTGTTACAAAACGTGATCCAATGCCTCAGTTTCAACATCCAGAAGGATATTACAGAACTCATTTTGCTTGGATGCCAGACTGGGCAGTAGAAACTCCAGAAGGTTATAGTGTTCTTTATACTCAACCTTTTAATAGATTTGAGTTGCCATTTTTAACCACAAGCGGTATCATTGATAATGATAAGGTTAATCTAATGGGTTCAATGCCATTTTTTATCAGAGAGGGATTTTCAGGAGTTTTACCTGCTGGTACTCCAATAGCACAAATGATTCCTTTTAAAAGAGAAGACTGGCAAAGTGAAATTATAATAGAAAAGCCTTCTGCTCTATATAAAAAAAATATAGAAAATTCAAAAAAGTATAGAGTTCCCGACGGTGGAGTGTATAAGAATTTAGTATGGTCAAAAAGGACCTACTCTTAATAGGAGATATAATGGATAACAACCTAGCTAACGATATGTCAAACTGGGATAACAGAAAGTCAATTACGCCTTCTGGGTTTTTTGGAAGCTCTGTCGAAATGATTCAGTCAAGAGAAAATTTTATGACCAAAGAAGAACTTGATTTTTTATTAGATGCTGCAAAGAGTATAACGACCTGGGATAGAACAGAAACACACTATAATGAAAACGGAACAATTATATACGATTCATCATATTGGGATAACAGGGTTGCTTCAAGGCCAATACTAGATAAAATAGATCCAAAGATATCTTTAGTCATTGAGGATATGGTTCAAAGGTTAAAATTAGAAGTAGATAAATTTTTTGATGTGGATGCATTGCCAACTAGTCCAGCTATTGTTAGATGGATGGAGGGGTATAGACAAGAACCCCATGCTGACAAAGAATTACATGTAGGACCAGATGCTGGCAAGCCAAACGATTTTCCTTGGTACGACCTAGCGGGGTTGTTTTATTTAAATGATGACTATGAGGGCGGAGAATTATATTTTCCAAATCAAGATATTAAATTTAAACCAAAGCCTGGCGCAGCGTACTTTTTCCCAGGAGATATGAACTTTATACATGGTGTAACGGAAATTACAAGCGGAATAAGATACGTAATTCCATTTTTTTGGACAATACTTAAACACACTGGAGATAGACAGCCATGAGTAAAGATATAGAATACATAGAAATTTATCCAAAAATAATTGTATATAGAAACGTTTTTGAAGATCCAGATCTATTTTTAAAAAAATCTTTAGAGTGTGAAGGATGGGAAGAATGGTATACATTTGGAACAATGTTATCTTTACAGGAATCCCCAATATCTTTTCAAAATTTTCCAACAAAAGAAGAATATGATAATGCTCGTGCTTGGGACCTAGGAGATAGCAATAGCGTTTTACGTGGAGAGCTATGTAAAGAGCTAGGCGATATATTTTATAATGTAACAAAGAATTACATTGAAAAATATCCAGACGAGTCTTTGCAAAACTGGATTAAGAATTCTGCATCAGTTAATAAATATTTTGCTGATGCTTGTATATCTGAAAATTATGCAATGAACTACCATACTGATTTTATTCAACCACTTAAAGATAATCCAGGTATAAAGTTTGGAATTACTACAACGTTCTACCTAAATGAAGACTATGAAAATGGAGAAATTTGTTTTAAGATAAATGATGAGTATGTTTCTCATAAACCTAGAAAGGGAGACGTTATAGTTTTCCCGTCAACTCCACCATATTATCATGCTGTAAGAAAAAATACAGGAAATGACAGATATATGATTAGGTCATTTTGGCAATTTCAATACGAAGGATCAGAAGAATGGCTAGACAATGAAAAAAAGTATGGTCCAGAAGTGTGGGAAGAAATGGAAAAGGAAAGATACAAGTCAGAAAAATTTAATGGTCAGTTTATAGCAGAGTCGTTACACCACCATTTTGGAAAAGATAACGGTAAATATTTATGAGACAGTGTACATGCGGAAGGTCAAATGCATACCCATACTGCGACGGCACACATAAAATGAAAAGGAAAAATATGAAAGACGGAATTATTGAAATACTTGATAAAGATAAATTTGTTGTTCTTCAGGACGAAGAAGTGCCACAAGAAAAAGCAGGTAAGCTAGGAGTATATACAAATAAAATTGTTGAGATACCAAACTTTATAGATCCAGACATTGTGCCAAAAATGATAAACTTTTTTGAAAATTGCGATGTCGAATGGGGAGATATTGCATTTTACGGTTCTTCAGGAAAAGGAATAAAAACAGATTCTGAAACAATGCAAAAATTTGGTTTACCAGATGAGTTTTTTGAAAAGTTAAAAAATAAATACAAAGAATCAGTAGAGTTGATCTTTGGAAGAGAAGTTAGGGCAAATACTTCACATGCTCAAAAATGGGACGTGGGCGGATTTGCAAGCCCACATTCAGATAATTCAGATAACGAAGGCAAGCCTAATGCTTTTGAAATAAATAAATATGTTGGAATTTTATATCTTAATAATGATTATGAAGGCGGAGAACTATATTTTTGTGATAAAGACAATGAAATGAAGCCATATTTGTCATTTAAGCCAAATGCGTACTCATACTACGTTTTCCCTGGCGGATATGAAAATATACATGGGGTTTCAGAAATAACAAAAGGTACAAGATATACAATGGTATCATTTTGGGATTTTGCAGATCTAGTTTATGATGATGAAACATTAGAAAGATGGAAAGAAGAAGAAAAGCAAGTAAGAATTGAACAGGCAAAACAAAAAGAAGAATGGTTAAAGGGTAACAAATATGCCTAATTTTTTATATGAAGATTTTGAAAAAATTTCTTATTATAAAAATGTTATTGACGACCCAAAATTTCTTATATCTTTAATAGAAAGATCTGACGAGAGCTTAGACGAAAATTCAAAAATACCCAAGTGGACAGAGTGGTCTGCAAGTGGAGATACTCCATATATTTTTGGATATCAAAAAAGATTTAAAGACAACCTTGAAAATGATTCAAATTCAGATGTAAGAAGAATTATTACGATACTAAACATGGCAATAGTTGGTGCATCTCAAGACTATGCAAATCGGCATTCTATAAATATTGGCACGTTAACTCCTCTTTCAGTAAGCAAATACTCAACTGGAAAATCAATGGGTCCCCACGTAGACGATTACGGAAATGGTGATGACCCTAATATTTCAGTTGTTTTATATCTTAATGACGACTATGTGGGTGGAGAACTGTTTTTTAGAGAGCAAGGCGTTAAAATAAAACCAGAAGCTGGAAGTATAGTTATATTTCCTTCGGTAGAACCATATTATCATGAGTCTTTGCCAGTCGAAAGCGGCATCAAATACATGGCCCCAGGTTTCTGGCGTAAATAAAAGGTGGTATAATTTAAAGATATGGGAACAACAGGAAAAGGATTTAGATATCCACAATATTCAGACACGCCAGACGTGCCTAGAGATCTTTCGTATTTAGCAGCAGATGTTGATGCTTACTTAGACGCTCATCCAGGCCCTCAAGGTCCTGCTGCAACAATTCAAATAGGAACAATCACTACGGTTGCATCAACGGTTCCTGCAGCAGTTACAAACGTTGGAACAGAAACAGATGCAATATTTAATTTTACATTGCCTAGAGGCGTAGATGGAATAATTGGTGGTGACGGTCCAGCAGGACCATCAAATGTACTTCAAATTGGAACAGTTCAAACAGGAGCTGCAGGTTCTTCAGCAGTCGCAACAATAACTGGTACATCTCCATCGCAAACATTAAATTTTGTTATACCTAAAGGTGATACAGGTGCAACAGGAGCAACAGGGCCACAGGGTCCAAAGGGTGATGCAGCAGCAACAATAAATGTTGGATCAACTACAACTGGTGCTGCTGGAACCAATGCATCAGTTACAAATTCTGGAACATCAAGTGCTGTTGTATTAAACTTTACAATACCACGAGGTGCAACAGGTGCAACAGGACCCCAAGGTCCAGCTGGAGCAGATGGTGCAGCTGCAACACTTGATCCAATTAATGGTCTTGCTTCATTTCCAGCTCCAATTCCAGGTTCATCGTACGGCGTTAACTCAAATTGGTTTCCAGTAGCAAATAATTATGTTTCTATAGGACAGCCGATTGACGCTGGATTAGGGGTAACTACCAACAAATTTTGGAAAACAATTTATTCCAACACTGGAACAATTAACACCTCAGATTTAAGATTAAAAACAGATATACAAGATTCCACCCTCGGACTTGATTTTATAAATTCTTTACGTCCAGTAAGTTATAAATTTATAGAAGGCGGAAGAGATCAATACGGTGACATTATTCCAGGTTCTAGAACACACTGGGGGTTAATTGCACAAGAAGTAAAATCTGTAATAGATACCACAGGCGTAGAAGATTTTGCTGGTTGGGTTCTTTTAGATAAATCTGATTCAAATTCAGAACAAGCGCTTAGATATGAAGAATTCATTGCACCACTAATTAAAGCAGTTCAAGAGCTTACAGCAAGAGTTGAAGCTTTAGAGGCTTAAAATGTCTTATAAGTATAAAATACTAAAAGACAATCCTTTAGCGCTTTACATGTTGGAAGAAGTTCGTTCAGGCGACTCTTCAAATTATACAAGTATATTGTCACAATTTGCAACATATCAAGACTTAAAGGATAATGGCGTTTCTTATGCTACATTAAGCGGAATGCCCGTGTGGGATTCTTCAGGAAACGGTTTTGATGGTTTTGCTACAGACGCCTCAGACAAAGAAATATTTCCAATTATATCAGGAGCTATAAGAGGAACTGAGGTTCGTCCTATTACAATTTTACATTTTCCAGTAAAAGGAATAGCAAATAGCACATATGCTGATGATGAGTTTTCCATAGAGGTTTGGGCATCTTTACCACAAACAACAAATGGGTCAATTCCACTTATTGCAGATAGTACAAATAATATAGGCTTATTTTATGAAAATGGAACAATAACATTTTCAGTGCAAGGACAAAGCATATCTCAAACAGTTGTAACAACAGAAGCACTTTATATAGTTGCATCATTTACAGCTTCTAGCATTTATTTATATATAGATGGAGTTTTAAAGCAAAATAAATCTTTAAATAATTTTTTATTTACAAATGATGTTGTAAATTTTGCGTGTGGCCCATCTAATGAAACTTTTGTAATTGATGGATTAGCATTTTATAAAAAAACATTATCTCAGTCTCAAATATTAAATCATTACAACGCAGGCAATGTAGAAACACCAACAACGCAAATTGTTAATCCAGACGGTGGTGTATTGTTCTCAATGAATACAAATAAAACAACAACTGTTTTTGAGTACGAATATCCCAAAGCTAAACCATGGAATTATTTTGCAGATTCAAATGTAGAGGTATCTTTAGATCAACAGTCTATTTATATAAAGCAAACAGATATTCCTTCTACAGCAAATTTTAGTTTTACAGATTCTATTGTTGTTCCAGATTATTTAAACATATCCTCATCTTTAATATTTTTTGATGACGATTCTTACGGCATAACTGTGGAAGCAAGCATAGATGAAACAAATTGGATTGAGTGTGAAAATTCTATGCCACTTCCATTTTTTAATAAAAACGATAATCAAATAGAAAACGTTTTATATATTAGGGTCACTATGACATCTTCTGATACAAGTAAATATTTTCCAACTTTGAGAAAAATTAGATTGTTATTCTTCAGCGATAAAGACTGCTATTCAGACAACTCTGGTGCAAGAGTTTTTTCAGATTATGATTATGGATTACCTCATAAAAATCATTTAAACCTATCTTATTGCAAAATGAATGGGTTAAAGATGTATGACGGACATGGGTTTAGTACAGACTATTCAGAAAATGTAAAAACTATTGAAATGATATTTACGCCAGATGGTGGCAGCAACGTACTATTTAGTACGCAAGATGCAATTTATGGATGGGACTCAAGCGGGAATATCTATTCGACAAATGTATTAAATGTACATATAAATGGAATAGATGTTACATCACACACAAATATCTCAGATCATTTTATCAGTGGGTACCAGCATCACGTGGCTATTGTGCTTGAAGACGACTGCGGTTTAAATATAAAGTTTAATCAAAATCAAGATGATTCTCAGTACGGCGGGGCCAATGTATATACTAACATAGCCCTATATGATTCTGAACTGCTAGAGTCTGAGCTATATAATCATTACCTACTATATACGGATAGATATTCGACAAGAATTAATGATACCAGCCTGTCACTAGCAGAGAGTGTTGCTGGACAGGACGGAACAGCTTTTTACATTGTAGAAAGACAACCTCTAGCGACAAATATATAGTTTTTTGTCACTTAGCCTGACAAAAAGATGGACTTTGATAGTATTTAATGGTAGAATAGAGACAGTATGGAAATATTAAATAAGAAATCTCAGTATATTGAAGAAACAACGCTAGGCATATACGTATGGGAAATGCCAGACGGACGTTGGATAGGAGACGACGATGGAAACTTCTTGTCAGTCACATCCAAAAAAGGAAACAAATCAAGAATGGATGCTTTGGCTAGAGAGGTTCGCTCGTACGGTATATATGAGGGCAGGCCTAAATTTCTTTCTGGACGCAGAAAGATTGACGACGAAGAGTACGAATATCAAAAACAAAGACTTGAGTGGGGATTGACCCCAGATCCTTTGGATATTGGCGTATACAAAGATTCTATTTTAAGGGACGGTAAAGTACAATGAGAGCAGAGTTTGTAGAAGACGATTATTCTCAAGATGATAATACAATTGAGATCTCAAACACTGGAGATTGGTTTTCTTTTAAAAAAGAAAAAGAGCATGACGACCCATTTAAAATAGGCATTGAAGATGTTAAAAAACTAAGAGGACTTGGCCCCACATTTAGAAGAAAAATTAGCAGAGATTTTTCAAAAGCATTTACTGGCGTAGGCGGAGTTTCAACTCAACAAAATCTATTACAACAGGCAATCACTGGCTATGCAATGTTTGACCTCGTTGAACCAACTTACAATTTAGAATATCTTTCACAAGTTTATGAAATATCAACATATAATTATGCTGCAGTTAATGCCAAGGTTTCAAATATAGTTGGACTAGGTTATACTTTTCATGAAACATCAAAAGCAAAAGATGCATTAGATCAAATTACAGATGATAAACAACTTGAGAGAGCTCGTGCAAAAATTAATAGAATTAAAATGGGCTTAGATAAATGGCTTGACGATTGTAATGAGGAAGAGTCGTTTACAGAAACCCTTATAAAGGCCTACACCGACCTTGAGGCGACTGGAAACGGTTACATAGAGATCGGACGTACCACAGCTGGAGATATAGGCTATATCGGTCATATACCAGCAAAAACAATGCGTGTACGACGTTTGCGTGATGGATTTGTTCAATTGCTTTATGGCAAGGCTGTATATTTTAGAAATTTTGGCGACCTAGAAACACCAAATCCAATTGCTGGACAAGAAGATCGTCCAAATGAAATTATTCATTTAAAGAAATATACTCCAATGAATAATTATTACGGTGTTCCAGATATTATTGCTGCTCAGCAAGCTCTTGCAGGAAATGAATTTGCTGGAAGATATAACCTTGATTATTTTGAAAATAAAGCCGTACCAAGATATATTATTACGGTAAAGGGTGCAAAACTTTCACCAGAATCAGAAAGAAAATTGCTTGAATTTTTCCAGGTAGGTCTTAAGGGCAAAAACCATAGATCACTTTATATTCCTTTGCCTGCAGATAGCCCTGATTCAAAAGTTGAATTTAAGATGGAGCCTATTGAGGCGGGAGAGCAAGAGTCTTCATTTAACATTTATCGTAAGACAAATAGAGATGAAATACTATTAGCACATCGTGTTCCAATAAATAAAATTGGTTTACCTGAAGGCGCTTCATTAGCAAATGCTCGTGATGCGGATAAAACATTTAAAGAGCAAGTTTGCAGACCTGCACAGGATAGACTTGAGAAAAAGCTTAATTATTTAATTGCTGAAAAGACAGACGTTGTTGAATTAAAATTCAATGAATTAAGTTTGACAGACGAAGAGACACAAAGCCGCATTGATGAAATTTATTTGAGAATGAAGGTAGTTGTTCCAAATGAAATTCGTATCAGAAAAGGAATGGTTCCAATTGAAGGTGGAGACGAGCCAGTAGAATTAAAGCCACAGCAGGTGGCAGATCAGCAAGCTAAGTCCACTGGAAATAGAGCTCGTGACAGAGCTCGTGCAAATAATGCCCCAGACAAATCTGGCGAAGGAAGAAATGCCAAGGGGGACGGACCTAAAGTCAAATAGGTTTACTCAACTGCTATTTGCGTTATAGTAAATAACCGTATAAAATTAAGCATATGAATATTGAAAAGGCCCATTGGTCTAGCAATGGCGACAATGTATATTTGTCGGTTCCGTTTGCTAAGGTCAATAAAGAAAAAAGAACCGTATCTGGATTTGCAACATTAGACAATGTTGACCAGACAGGTGACGTTGTACTTGCTGAAGCAAGCATAAAAGCTTTTGAAAATTTCAGAGGCAATATTCGTGAGATGCACAGCGCAACAGCTGTCGGTAAGATGGTTTCATTCAGACCAGAAACTTACTATGATCAAGACACAAAAGAGTTTTATAACGGAGTATACGTAGACGTATACGTTTCAAAGGGTGCACAAGATACTTGGGAAAAAGTTCTTGATGGCACTCTTTCTGGTTTTTCAATTGGCGGAAAGATTCTAGAAGCAGATAACGAAATGAACAAGTCAACAGGAGAGCAAGTTAGATTTATCAAGAACTATGAACTAATTGAATTGTCAATTGTTGACTCTCCAGCAAACCAGCTTTGCAATGTTCTTTCAATTTCTAAATCAAATGGACAACTTGTTTTTAAAGGAATGGCTGCAGAAGTTGTTACAGAAAATATTTTTTATTGTGAAGATAGCGATTCAATCTTCATGTCAACAGAAAAAACTTTTAACTCACCAATCAGCGGTAAGCCTGCAACATTAATTGGTTGGGTAGAAAGTTCAGATATAAATAAAGCGAAAGAAATAGATAAGATTCTTGCTTCATTTCAGAAGTCAAGATTACCGTTGCCTGAAGTACAAATAGCAAAACAGGCAAACGTAGAAGGAGGTAATGAGATGGAAAAGCTTAATGTTAACAAAGAAGCTGAAGCTGTAGTAGAAGCTCCAGCTGTAGTAGAAGAAGCTCTACCAGTATCAGAGGCGCCAGTTGCAGAGGCAACTGATGCAGATTCAACTCCTGCGGATGCAGTAGCAGAAGCAGATCTTGAAAAATCTGATATCGTTTCAGAAGAAACAACTCCTGCCGACTCCGTTGAAAAAGCAGCCGAAACAACAGAAGAGGTTGAACAACCTGATTTTGCAAAAATGCTAGGCGACCTAAAGGGCTTTTTCTCAGAGACAGTGACAAAAGCAACAGAAGCTAATGCTGCTCAGGTTTCAGAAATCAAAGAAACTGTTGAGGCATTCAGCAAGAGTGTAAATGCTCAAATCACAGAGTTAGCAGAAAAGCACACTGCACTTAGTGCAGCTGTGACAGAAATCAAGGGCACCATCGAAGGTGTTCAAAAGCGTGTGGATGCTGTAGAAGGCGAAACCGCAATTAAGAAGTCCTCAGATCTTGGCCGATCAGAGGTAGTAACAAAGTCAAATTCAAAATGGCACGGTGCTTTCCTCGGTTCCGTAAATGAAATCTTCAACTAATAGGGTAGGTGAAAATAAATGAGTAATGAATTGTTAGAAAAGGCTGCAGCAGCTGGTACAACAGTATCAACAGGCTTCGGCTCATCAACAGGTGGTTCAGGCGTTCACACAGCTTCCGAAAACGGAAATGGTGGTCTCCTTAACCCAGAACAGTCAGCTAGATTCCTAGACTATATGTTCGATGCTACCGTAATTGGTAAGGTTGCACGTACTGTCCGAATGAAAGCTGATACAACAGAGATTGATCGTATGTCAATCGGAGAGAAGCTTGTAAAGCTTGCATCTGAAGGAGAGAACACTGCTGTAAATAGCGGAGTAACTTTCTCAAAGATCTCTCTTACAACTAAGAAGCTACGCATGGACTGGGAGCTTTCAACAGAGTCACTCGAAGACAATATTGAGGGTGCAGATCTAGAAGATCACATTGCACGTATGATGGCAACACAGGCAGGAAATGACATCGAAGATGTTATCCTTAACGGTGATGAGGATCTTACAGGCGATGCACTTTACAAGTCTTTTGATGGCGCAGTTAAGAAGGCTAAGTCTTATGGTCACGTAGTTGACGCAGAGGGTGCTAATATTTCTCGTGCTGTATTTAACAGCGCATTGAAGGCACTTCCACGTAAGTACAAGCAACGTCGTACAGACCTTCGCTTCCTTTCTGGCTCAAACTTGATCCAGGATTATCTATACAGCACATCACAGAACATTCAGAACGTTAACCCACAGGATATTGCTTCTGGCATCATCCGTGGTGATGTTCCTGTTCTTGGTGGCCCAGCAGGATACGTTGCACCATACGCATTCGGTATCCCAATTGTAGAAGTTCCTCTTCTACCAGAAACACAGTCTGGCGATTATTCAGGCGCAGCTGGTTCACACGGTGACATCCACTTGACATTCCCAAATAACGTAGTTATTGGTATCAAGCGTGACGTAACTGTTTACCGCTTCTTCTGGCCTCGTAAGGACTCAATCGAGTACACAATGTATACTCGTGTTGGTGTTCAGATCGAGCAGGCAGACGCTTGGGTCGTTGTAAAGAACGTCAAGGTTGCTTCTTAATTAATTTAAGATAACCATTGGAGGCCCCCTAAATAAAATTAGGGGGCTTTTCATTTTAATTTGTTAATGCTATAATTAATGTACCTAGAGTAAGGAGAAAATATGTCATTTGACAAACTAAAGGTAGCAGAGCTGAAAACAATAGCAACCGAATTTGCTGTTGACACGGAAGGCCTAAAGAACAAACAAGATATAATTGCAGCGATGGCTGAAGAGGGCGTCACATGGGACGTATATCAAGCAACAATTAAAGAGGTTGCTGAAAATACAGAGGAGATCGAGATTTTGCCTAAGTTTAATGTTAAGGATGAGGTTCCAGCAGATTCTGTATTGGTTAGAATGACACGAGCAAACATGCGTTATGACATTATGGGTCATACTTTTACAAAGGACCATCCATTTGTTGCAATGCCTGAAGACCAAGCTCAGAAAATTTTTGATAAAGAGGGGGGCTTCCGTTTAGCAACGCCTAAAGAAGTACAGGAGTTCTACGGCTAAGCATTTTAAATGGCTGAGATTTATAAGGACCAAACAGCTCCAATAAAAACAAAAATATTTTGGGGCGGAGAGATAGTTGATGCTGATAATGATGACGTTATAGCAACAATATATGATATAACAGAGGACAATACAATAAATCCAGCTGTTAATCCAAATACGCCCGTAACTGTATTGGAAGCAACCAAACTAGAAACAGATGCAGGAACGTATCAAATTGTTATACCTCTTGAATATTGTTTAAGAAATAGAAAGTTTAAGATCGTATGGTCTTATTCTGTTGACGGAAACGATGCAGCTCACACATATTATACAGATGTGGTAACTCCGTATGCAAACCTTTCAGACGTTTGGGAGGATTTAAATATTGGTACAGACCCATCTGATCCAAATTACAGAACGTATCATGAGATACAAATGGCAGAAAAGTATGCAAGAAAATTAATTGAAATTTATACAGCTCAATTTTTTTATCTATATGACGACACGCAGATAGTTTATGGTTACGGATCTGACATTTTGCCTATGCCATTTAAGGTACATGAAGTGCATGAGTTGTATGAAAATGACATACTCCTTGTTGATAAAATAAATAATGTAAACAACTGGATATATGATCCAATCATCTCAGAGTCTGGATTTGGTGTAAGGGTAAATAAACAGGATTTATACGACAATACAATTTACACCGCTAATGGATATATTCCTCCATCAATAAACGATAGAGGATTTCACGGAGCATTTAAAAAAGATGCAAGATACACCGTTGCAGGAAGATTTGGGTGGAGTTCAGTTCCAGACAATGTTGAAGAAGCATGTATAGTTTTAATAGGTCAGTTCTTCGAAAAAGACTCGGCATGGAGAAATAAATATGTAAAATCAATAAGTACATTTGATTGGAAATTTGATTTTATGGAAGATGCTCACAGAGGAACTGGAAATCTGTATGCAGATCAGTTGTTATCACCATATGTCCTCAATGGCATGGTGGCATTCTAAATGGACATCATAACCTCTGTAATGCCTATGCAGTTGGACGTGTATGTTCAATCTGACACACAAGATATAAACACTGGAGCAATTAAACGTGAGTGGAATTATTCATCAACAATAGATTGCCACGTCAAATCTGTCATAGGAAATTCAACTTCTGTTAGAGGAAGCGATCAGCAGGTTATAAATAACAAATACAAAAACGAACAAACTTTACAAATTAGAACAGTGTCTAAGTTAAGTTTAAGACAAAAAATAACTAATATAAGAAATAAAAATGGTCAGTATCTTTGGACTGAATTAGACTATCCTTCAGACACACCAACTGTGTTTGAAATTGTCGGTTCTACTCCAATAATGGATCCTTTTGGAAACGTATTAGGATATAACAGCAGCGCAAAGAGATCGGAGAATCAGCAAATTGGAATCTAATGTGGCTTTACTTCAAGCAGCCAGCGGTCTAGAAAGACTGATGGTTGGAGTGCCACAAAATGGTCCAATAAAAGATAGTACGGTTGCACAAGTATCTGCATTGCTTTATTATCAAGCAAATGTTCTTGCAAAGCTTGAACAAAACAAAGGTTTTCAAAAATTATTTAAAACAACAATATTTAATCAAATTGAAAAAGAGTTTGGTGAGTATGTTGATGCAAAAGCAAGAATATCTCCAAGATCGCTCCACCACGTGTACGAATGGAATAGAACTGGAAAGCCAACTTCTCGTTTGTTTAAATTAACTTCTACAAATGCTCCAGGTCTTGCTTTTAAGGTTAATTATGAATTTAAACTATCAAGATCAAATGTTCCATCAAAAAACAAAATGCAAAGAAATAAATATAAGTTTGCAAACAAGGCTAGAGTCATGGAAACAGGAATGCCTATTGTTATTAGACCTAAATCCGCAGAACGCTTAGTATTTGAAATGAATGGACAAACTGTATTTATGCCTAAGGGAGCTTCAGTACTCGTTAAAAGACCTGGCGGAAGCGGAGTAAAGAATCAATTTGATTTAGCTTATTCCAGATACTTCTCTGGAGAACTTGTAAATTCAGCAATTAAAAATTCAGGATTTCAACAGATATTTAGTACAAAAATTATTAAATCTTTAAATGCACCAGCATCAATTAAAAAGGTTAGATATTCCTTTTCCCCAAATACTATTAGAACAGAAGCTGATTCAGCTTTGATGAAAGAATTTGGAGGGGCCCTATAATGGCAGACTATTCAATAGACGCAATGTATGAAATCAGAAGACATCTATGGGATGAGCTTGTTTCAAATGATATTATAGATCCATCAGATTACTACCTTGAAAACATATCATCAGAAATAATTCCAATTTTGCCAGTACAGCAACAGGCAGAAATGGATCAATTTTTGAGCGGTAAGACTCACATTGTATATGACAAAATAAGCACATCCTATGAAGAAAATTGGATGATCTGCACTGAAAAGATGCTATTTACAATATACTCAACAGATTATAATCAAATCAATATAATTAGAAATTTAATGATAGACGTATTTAGAAGAATGGACGATTCTGCTAGGGACCTAAATGATTCAAGATCTACAGATAAGCTTAAGTTTCATAGCACATATGTTGCCGAAATAACCCCCACAGACCCTTCAGAGGAGATGCAGGGATTCCTGGCCTCAGATGTAATTTTAGAGGTCAAGTACTCAAGGACAACTGGTCAACTAGGACGATTTGACTAGTTTGCTTTGTGGCAGATTATACACTAAAATTAGCTAAGAGGAAAAAAGCCTAGCCAGCTTTTGAATTTGGAAATAAATATATATATATATTCATTTTACAGGAGGTAGTAAAACATGGCACAAAATACAGGTAATGCCAAAAATATTCTTGTCGGTGCTTCACCATTGTTTCTTTCAAACATTGACGTGACAGCTTCTGGATACGAAGACAATGCCGAACCAGGTACAGGCGACTATGCTTTTATATCTGGTGAATCTTTTACAAAGACTCTTAACGACATTGATCAGGTAGCAGGACAATTTGGATATCGTAACGTTGGTTATACCAATAACGGTCTTCAGGTAACATACAACCCATCATACGGTTCAGTTACAGTTGATCAGCTCCTTGACACAGCAAAGCTTTTCAAGGAATCTATGGAAGTTATGATTGCAACAGAAATGGCAGAAGGTACTCTTGAAAACGTTCTTGCAGTATTTGGTCAGCCATCAAATGGTGGATCAACAATTTCTTCAGCAAACACACTTATCACAAATTCAGGTACTGGAGATGCACAGATCGATAAATTGGGTATTGCAGCAGGTGCACTTGGAGTTGCTCCAACAGAGCGTCAGCTAATTGCAGTTGGACAAGCTCCAACATCTGAAGCAACAAAGACTGAGCGTGTATACTATGCACGTCGTGTTCTTTCTGTACAACAGTCACAGTTCTCTTTGGCTCGTAACGCAGCAACAACATTCCCAGTAACTTTCCGTTTGCTCCCATCAGGTATGGCAGGAAACGAAGGTCAGGAATATGGATTTATTGTAGACCGTATTCTTGTAGCAAACTAATAACTAAATAGTTATTTAAGGGGCCCCCTAAGAAATTAGGGGGCCTTCTACTTGTGCTCGTAAATACATTATGATACAATAAATGAGACGATCCTTAGGAGGATAAATTGGCAACAACAGTATACGACGTAGAAGAAATTACGTTACAAAACGGGAAGACCGTTAAATTAAAACCTCTTTCAATTAAAGAGCTAAGACGATTTATGGTTTCAATTCAAGGTATTGCACAAGTTACCGAAGAAGAAAAAACTTTAGATATTCTAATTGATGCATGTGCGGTTGCACTAGAAAAACAGCTACCAGACTTGGTTGCAGATAGAGATGCACTAGAAGATGCATTAGATGTTCCTACAATTAATAGGATCCTTGAAGTTTGCGGTGGAATTAAACTTGACGACCCAAACCTAACAGCGGCAGCGGCTCTGGCTGGTCAGATCTAGATCTTGCCGCTTTAGAGGGAGAAGTATTTCTCCTAGGACATTGGAAGAATTACCAGGAGTTAGAAGAAAATCTTTCAATGCCTGAACTCTTACAAACACTTAACTCTAAAAGAGATAAGGAGATGGAAGAGAGAAAGTTTCTAGCATCACTGCAAGGTGTTGAACTAGATGAACCTGTCAGAGAAAATAAAACTTTTGATGACATAAAAAGAAAGGCCCTTGGGATACACGCTAGAGGAGATGATGTGGTATCATTACAAGGAGATTTTGCAGCAGAAGCTGGATTTGGTATTGGAGCAGGACTCGGATACCGCAAGGAGTAATGACAGTTGGCAGAGCAACATATTAATACCAACATAACTGCGACGGCTAATTTTTCTAGCTTAACAGCGCAGTTACAGGGCATTACTGCTGAACTTATAAAGCTTCAGACAACTACAATCGGACTTAATAAAAACCTATCTAATCAGATAGGTATAATGAATCGTTCTTTTGCTGAGACACTAAGATCTACTGGTCAATTTGCAACACACTTTGTCACGCTAACATCAGACGTTGATAAGTTCGGAAAGAACCTAGACGCTGGAAGAATGAAGCTTAGCCAGTACTTTAATGTATGGCAAGGTCATGCAAAGAAAACAAATTCTTTAGTAAAAGATTTAGCAAAACAGCAAGTTTTAATGGAGAATGCAATTCTCCAACCACTAGGTAAAAATGCTCAAGGTCTTATGCAGTACAATGTGCATGTTGCACAAGGCCTTGATGCTATTAAAAATAAAACAGCATTAGCTAGACAAGAAGCTGCAATCCTTAATAAGGTTATGCAGGACGGTGCAAACCAACTTATTAACTGGGGTAAGAATACACAGTGGGCAGGTCGTCAGTTAACAGTAGGTCTAACTGTACCGATGGCGGCATTTGGATCAGCAGCTGCAAAAGCATTTAGAGAAGCAGATGCAGAACTTGTAAGATTGACAAAGGTGTACGGCGGATTAGGTGCAACAACACAAGAACAGCTTGCACAAGTTAGAGAAGATGTAAAAAATACAGCAAAAGAATTAGCATCAGCGTATGGAGTTTCATATAAAGAAACTATTGGATTAGCTGCTGATATTGCAGCAACAGGCAAAGAGGGAAAAGATTTAATAGCTTCAACAGCTGAAACAACAAGATTAGCCGTACTTGGTGAAGTAGATAGACAAGAAGCTATGAAAGCAACACTTGCAATTCAATCTGCATTTAAGCAAAATACAGAAGAGTTAACTCAATCAATTGACTTCCTTAACGCAGTGGAAAACCAAACATCAACATCGCTTGCTGATTTAGTTGAAGCAATTCCAAAAGCGGGACCTGTTGTTAAATCATTAGGTGGAGACATAAAAGATCTTGCTCTTTACTTAACCGCAATGAAAGAAGGCGGAGTAAATGCAGCAGAAGGAGCAAACGCAATTAAGTCAGCAATGGCTTCTTTGATTAACCCAACAAAAGTTGCAATAGGAATGTTTAACGATATGGGCATAGACCTGTCTGGTATTGTTAGTAGAAACGCAGGAAATTTAACAGCAACAATTCTTGATTTACAAGCAGCATTAGATAACCTTGATCCATTGAGCAAGTCTAGAGCAATTGAGCAATTATTTGGAAAGTTCCAATATGCAAGAATGTCTGCTTTGTTTGAAAATCTAGGTAAGCAAGGATCTCAAACACTACAAGTTATTGACTTGATGAAGGCAAGCACAACAGATTTAGCAAACATATCTGCACGAGAATTATCAGCAATGACAGAGTCTGCCTCTGGTAAATACAAGAGAGCATTAGAAACAGTTAAGGCTGACCTTGCAGCAGTAGGCGAATCCTTCTTAAAAATTAATACATTTGTACTTCAGACTATTGATGGAATTGTAAAGTTTGTAGATAAACTGCCTGGGCCAGTTAAAAACCTTTTGACATTAATGGGCGGTATTACAGCTCTAGCAGGTCCGCTAATTATGCTTACAGGTGTTCTTGGCAACTTCTTTGGATATGTTATTAAGGGAGTATTCCATTTAAAGAATCTATTTAAAGGCGGACAAGGATTTAAGCTCCTAACTCCAGAGATATTGGCTGCTTCAAAAGCTGGATCCTTATTAGAAACTTCTTTTTACAGCGATGCAAAAGCTACCGCAACATTAAAGAGTGCAGTTGAATCTCTTGCACAATCATTTGATGTATTAAAAGATAAAGCATTAGCTTCTAGCGTAGCAGTATCTCAATCTTTCAGCACAATGTCAGGAACTCCTTTAGTTCAAAGTCCAGCGGCAAGAGCTGTTGTTGGAGAAAGAATGGCGGATAAGGATCACCCATTAGTTGGAAAACCATATTCAAGACAGATGTCTCATTTAATTCCTGCTCAGTCAGAGCAACCAGGAACTATATTCGGTGTGGTGCCTGGACCAGGACCAGTAAATGTAAGAATTGGTAAAAATCCTCAAATGTATATGCAGGGCGAAATGCCGCATATTGCAGGACTTACATCAATAAGAGGAGTAAGTACGGGTATTGTTGCAGATGAAGCTGCAAAATGGCATGCAATGACTGCAGCAATTGCAACTCAATCAGAACAAGAATTGGCTCTACTAAGAACAGAAATAAGTGCAACTGGAACAATTACAGCATCTTTGTCAGATGCTTATCAAGCAATGTTGCCACAAATGACAGAGCTTACTGCTCTTGCAGCACAGGAATCTTCTTTAATTGTTAAAGAATTACAAGCTGGCAAAATGACTGTCGATCAGGCTCGTTTGAAGATAATGGAATTGAATGCTGTAATTGAAAGAATGATGGCTGAAACAGCAACACAGGTTGCAACTGGAATGGGCAGAACTATTAATTTGACTACTGTTCCTTTGACAAAACAACCAGTTGTTGGCCCTGGCGGAAAATCAAATATGAAGGAGTTGTTCCATAAATCTGATACAGCAAAGTTAGTAGATGAAATTGCAAGAAACCTAGGTGTTAGAACATCAGGCGGAGGCTTTAGTATTGAAACTACTGTTCCAAAAAACATGCGTAGATACAATGCTGGTGGAGGAATTGAAACATTCGGCCCAGGAAAAACAAGAGTATCTGGACCAACTTCAGTTAAGTATGATGACAGAATGGGATCCGTTCCAATTGGAGGATACGTATTAAATCAAGCAGCATCAATGGATCCTGCAAATAAACCGTTAGTCGATCAAGCAAAGAATACATTTAATTCTGGAGGAAAAATCGATGCAGCACTTACTCCAGGAGAGACAGTATTTGGTCCTAAGATTCAAGATAACCCAGAACTTCTTGCTAGAGTAGATGCCGCAAATAATGGATATAAGGCGGGCGGTAGAGTCATTTATAATAAGTTTGGATATGGAGTTCAATCAGCATCTTCACAAGACTGGAAGGTTTGGAAGAATTTATTAACTGCTTCAGAAAGATATACAAGTTCTCCAAACTGGGAGCAAGAAATAAGATCAAGAGTAATCATGCACGATGCTACAGTCTTGGCAAGCAGAGGAATGCCTTTTAATGAAGCAACAGTATGGGCTACAAGAGATTATGATTCTGCAGTAGCTTTTTCAAAAAATCCAACAACTGGAATGATTAACAAAGCTCAATGGAGACAGATTAGAAAAGCGCAATTTCAAAGAGCTGCTTTAAAAATAGATATTTTAAATAAACCAGTTGATCCAAAAAATCGTAGAACTTTAAGAACAGAAGCTGAGGCAAGAATTGGTGCAGATAAAGCAAGACCAACACCAGAAATTCTTGATCATATTTGGAAGAACCCTCAAGAGTACGGCGGGAAAGCAACCGTTAGAAGAATTTTTGAAAGACTACAATTTGAAAAAGATTTAGATGGCAAATGGAAAGTTGACAAGTATGGCAAAGTTGTAGGTAAGTATGTAAGTGAACATACTAGCCCTGCTGCAAAATGGTTGTACAAGGCTGTTGGAAATTTTGGACAGGCTATGTGGGGAGAAACAGATATAAACTCAATTACCAACCAAGTCCGTACAGGGTTATCTTTGGGTAAAGCAAACAACAATTTCTCCTATTGGCCAGATGAAGTAATTCAATCTAATGCAGGATTAAAATCTTATTTGAAGTCATTCCAGAAGAGATTCGGTGTTGATTTAGGAGCTTCAGATGTAAAGTCAATTTCTGCAAAAGGAATAACATCAATGCCTCCACTTTTCAGGATGATGAGACGTGGACTTGCTGCAAGAACATCTAGATTTGCAACTGGATTTGCTGCTAACTCTGGAGGAATGATTCCAGGTTATGCAGGCGGAGGCCCACTAACTAAATCAATTTTGATGAAAAAGATTGGTGCTGGATTTGGACCTACTGGAGAAAAGGCAGCATCTTCATTCCAGTCCGCTCCTTGGGGAGTAACATCACTTACCTTAGGAATGGGCAAAAAGTTATTTGGTTCTTCTGGATTAACTCCAAGAGCTCAAAATCTTATGTATAACCATCTTGCCGAAGCGCTAGGAAAAGAAATGCCTTACGGCTATATGAAAAATGCAAAAGGACAATTATTAAGAGCTGTAGAACCAGAGACAGTGGACAGCATGGTACGTGCAGCAGCAAGTGCAACTCTTTCTAGCGGAGATAAAAGACTTTCTAGAATTGATAGAGAAATTCTAAGAGAAAAATATGCAAACTGGTCAAATTCAGACTGGACTCCTTCTACAAGAAAAATTAGAAAAGAAATGTTTGGATTTAATGCTGGAGGTCCTGTAGGATATAACATGGGCGGAGCAATAGGAAAGATGATACTCTCTGGCGTATTGTCCTCAGTAGGATTTCCACTAGGTTCTTCAATGGGTTCCAAGGTTGGCGGAGACATGGGCGGTATGATGGGAGGCATGCTTCTTTCAACAATACTTGGAGGAATTCCATTTGCTGGCGCCAAAATGCCTTCTATGAGAAGTTCAAGAGGAATGGAAGGTCCAAGGATGGAAAATGGATCTTTCTTCTCAAATCAATCAGCTATGACAAAACCGCTTCCAGGGATGGAGAAGCTTTCTACAAAATTTGCTTCGCTAGGAGCAAACGGAGGTAAGTTTGCTGGAGTTCTTGGAAGAATGGGTGGCCTATTAAGCAAATTACCAATGTTAATGAATCCAGCAGGTTTAGCGATAGCAGGAGTAACTGCTGCTGTAGCAATAGGAATAAAGCGTTGGGGAGATCACAATGAGCACCTAAGAGTTGGAATGACTCAATATTCTTTAACTGCTGAAGCTGCACAAAAAGCAGGACTTAAGTTTAAAAATTATAATGATGTAATGAAGGCTACAATTGAAAATGCCAAAGCTCTAAGAGAAAAGAATCAGTTGGCATATGAAAGTTTAATGTCTGCAAATCAACCAATTGAAATGACAATTGAAGAGTATAAGAAGCTTAAGGCAGAGGTCAAGGGCGTATTTGGAGATCAGATTAAACTAATTAATCAAACAAAGGGTGACAAGAACTTAAAGAATGTCGCTCTAGATTTGAAGAACCAGTTTATTGCTGCAGGTATGAGCTCAGAAGAAGCCACAAAGAAAATTTATGCCATGTTTAAAGTTTCAAAGCAATCTGCTAGTGCATTGCTTGCTACTGTAAATAATCCTGCATTTAATAAAGTTGTAGATGCTCCAACAGCAGCAGTATCTGCAATTTCTAATTACGGACGAGCATCAAGAGAAGGCGGCAAGGAAGGTGCTGGAGCAGCACTAACTTCAATGACAGCAATGGATACAGCTGTAGAAGAAATGATTAAGAAGAGCAGAAAAGCCGCAGCAAAAGATAAAACTGGAAAAACTAAAGTATTATCAGAGCTTCAGGCCGAACAGCAATTAACTGAAAAGATTAACAGCGCTAAGGGAACTGGATTCAAGATAACTCAAGAAACAATTAATGAGCTTGCAAAAGAAAATCCATTAATTAAAAAGTTTGCTAATACCCAGGATACAGTACTTAGCTTGTGGCAAAAAATTAGATTGCAGGCAAAGGGATATAGCGGAGATCTTTCTCAACTAAATGCTAAGCAAACTGCTGCATTGTTAGCAATGGCCAACAGTATTAGTGCTTCAGTAGAAGCTGCAAACAAGTCTGGACTACTTAAGAATCAATATGATGCATTAGATAAACTTACAGCACAACAGAAAAAATTGCTTGCTGCACAAAAGGGACAATCTGTACAGCAACAAATAAATACAAGAGATCAACTAAAGGGACTACAGAAGCAGATTGATTTAAACAATAAGCTTGCAGAGTCTAGATTAAAAGCATTAGATCTTGCAAAACAAGAAGGCGATCTTGCTAGAGAACTTGAAAAGAAGAGAGCTGCATACGATGCTGCAGTAGCAACAGGAAATACTGCAGAAGCTCAACAATTATCACTTGACATTAAGGGTATTCAAAGTGATATGCAATATAACTCTCAAAGAGCTGCTATTGAAAATGCAAGAGATGCTGCAAATAAACCTTTACAGGCTAAGATTGATGCAATTAATGCAGCAAATGAAAAACTTGCCGATAACGCAGCATTGGCTGGAGAAAGCCTAAGCAAACTAAACGATAAGATTGCTTCACAAAAATCAAAGATTCAAGAAGTAAATGATGCAATGACTGCATATGCATTAAATGCAAAAGCTGCAGGTAAGAGCCTAGAAGAGTATGCAACAACAGTTGCTGGTAAAAAAGAATTAGCAAGAATTGAAGCTGGAGCAAGAGCTGCAGGAATTAAAACTACAGCTGGAGAGGGAGCAAAACCTCAAACTGTAACATATAGCCCAACAAGCGGCTTAGTGGTGACTCCAGCAACTAAGGGTAAGTCTGCAGTAGATTCAGCTCTTTCACTAATTACAGATCCTAAGAACGGTATTGTTTCTGCCATAGCAGATGGACTAGAAAAAAATGGAATTCAGATGGGCTCTGGAGACATTATTATTAACGGTAAAAAAGTTGACATGGGCGCAAAGGGAACAGTTAATACAGAGTTTAAAGCATCCAGATCAAATCCTGGAGTACAATCATCAACTATTGGCACAGGATCCGCAGCTAAAACAATAATGACAATAGATTCAATGGCTTTATATAATCAAGGCATAAGTACTTCAATTGGAAGTGTGTTTACACAAGGTAAACAAAAGTATAGAATTACTGGAGTTGATAACCCATACCTTAGAACAATGAGGGTTGAAAAAGCTGGGTACGGAACAATGAAGCTTAATCCAAATATTCCTACAATCGTTGGAGACCGTGGTCCAGAAATGGCATTTGGAGGAATGATTATTCCTAACTTAGCAAATATACCATTCAGCTCTCCAAGATATGATGTGAATAAGGCCGCACTTCAAATTGGAAGCGTCAAGCAGCCATCATATGGTAATATTACATATGAACAACATATCCATGCATCAGATGGGATGAATGAAGCTCAGCTAATTAATTTAGCAAAAATTGCAGCTACAGATGTTTTGAGAGATGCAACAAAATCAACGCAATTAAGCGTAGGCGTTAATAAAAATATTAAAGTGAGGAAATCATGACAATAACTTTACCCGTAGGATCTGCGTTATATATTGATACATCCTCAACATCAACCCCAACGTGGCAAAAGCTTTCAGAGCACAATAGAGCGCCTATAAGTATGGACCCATATCGACATGAACAAACTCAAAGAATGGCAAACGGTTCTTTGCGTAAACTTTATATTGCAGACAAAAAAGCAATATCTACTTCATGGAGCACTCTTCCGTCTTACACAACAATGACTGTAGATGGCGGTTATGGAGCTGAAGATTTAAGAACTTTTTACTTGAACAAAGGTAAAGGTTCATTTAAGGTTAAGATCTCATACAATGGCGTTGCTGGTAGAGATGAAATTTTTACAGCATTTTTTGCATCATTTTCAATGACAATGACAAAAAGAAACGTTAAAGATCACGGCATAACAACTCCACAAGAATTTTGGGACGTCAGTATATCTTTGGAAGAGGTATAATGATATCTGTTAGCCAGTCAACGCTAGACGCTTTAAACCAATCAACATCTATAACCGCAGAACCTGGCTGCTGGTTTGAATATAATATGAATGATTTAATTAGCGGAGTTACTGTTAGAGGCCCAAATGGAACAGAGGCTAATCCAGAAGGTAGTTTGACTGTTATTAAAACAGCAAGCGACGGCAGTACTTATAAGCCATTTACAAAACTTTTTCCATTAACATCAATCATTGAACCAAGAAGACCTAAAAAAGCAGGAGTTCAATATTTTATATTAGGTGATCCAGGTGCACAAAAAACAATTATGTATTCGGCGGACACTAAATTTAACACTAGAATGTATTTCCCAGGAGTCAAAACATCTTATAAATATTGGGTAACTCCTAAGGCCTCAGGCACATCCCTATCTGGATGCGTAATAGATGTAAATTATCCTTCAAGTAAAAATGCTTCTATAAATAAAGTTGCAATTAAATTTGAACCTTCACACGGATTGCCAGCGACGTGGTCGGTTAAAGCAACGACAGGTTCTGGACAAATAACATTAGCAACACACGCAAACGCAAGCGTACCTAGTGACGGATTGTTAAACCTTTACTACAATGGATCATCGTGGAGCACAACAGAATTTACAAATCCATCATCTCCAATTTCTATTACAAAAATAACATTAGAAATAAATAGCGTAACAGTAGCCAACGGATACGTAGGAATTATAGAAATATCTGGCAGGTACGTTAAAAATGTTTCTTCTGATTTAATTTCTTTTGAAACTACAAAATCAGCATCAGATCAAAATGATAGTGTGATACCAGTTAGTCTTGTTACATCTAATCTAGCAAATATTAATTTTAATTATTACGATAAATCTTTTGTTTTGTACGACAAATCTTATAATAATTTTGACTCTACAAAAACAAATTTTTATAAAGATGTAATTGTAAGCCCATTCTTTAAAATAGGTTCTGATAAAATTTCTCAAGGGACATTCTTTATGACAGAATATTCTGCAGACGAATTTGGAAATGTAACAGTACAAGCACAGGACGGAGCAAAAGAGCTTCAAGAAATATTCCCTCCAGACATTTTAGTTCAAGAATCTTCTTCACAAGCAATCATAAGAAGACTACTAGATTCTATAGGATTTACAAATTATAATTTTAATTCTGCAGATACAGATACATCTAGCATTAGACCGTATTACTGGTACACAGATCCAGGCAAGACTGTGTGGGAGCATATTCAGGATATTTGTAAAGATACTCAAACAATTGCTACGTTTGATGAGAATAATATTTTGCAGTTTTATACTAGAGATTATATTTTTAGAAACAGAACTTCAGACTTTAAATTTAGATTTAACGCAAATGGATCTAATCTAGCAAATATAATTAATTTAAATTCAGTAGATGTCCCTAGCGTTAAGTCAGTAAAAATAATGTACGCTCCAAGACTTTCTGCTTCATATTATCAAAACTCAGATCCGCTATACGATGCTCCCGTTCTTATACTTGGAGCCGCTTCATTACAAAGCACATTGCCAGCATCAGCACCAGCTCAACCAGATTTAAACGGATCTGGAGCGGCACCACTAGGAGTAATAAGCCTAAAGCCAATTCTTATTGATGGGTATGCAACCAAGTTTAATTCATTCTCTGGGTACTTTGTTGTAAATCAAGAAGTCATAGAATACGATGCAATTAAATATCAATATGCGGATGTAGATACTGGAGCAATCAAGTATAGATGGATTACTTCTGATGCCGATGTAAGTAAATGGGAAGGTTTGTCAAAACCAAATTCATTTAAGCCAGAATTTGAATATAGAATTAAAACAAGAAATGCTTTTAATGTTTTACCAGAGCCAGTGGCCCATGAAGTTAATATTGCTAGTTTAAAAGCAGAGTGGACGGCAACAATATTAGATGAGTCTACACAAACTACATCCGTAGACAATACTAAATTTACGTTAGACGATATTGCAAAAGAAGCAAACACCTTCGGTATAAAATTTGCAAATGATGTACCTAGATCAATGATGACTATTTTTGCACCAGATACACAAAAAACAACTTCTACCGATGAGAGTGGTGCAACAACATATGTTTATACAGATAACAAAAAGTACACAATGGTTTCACCAAATACAATATCTCCAGACTATACAACTGGATCCCCACAGTATTTCCTTATAGGAACTAGCATGTATTTTCCGCTAATAAAAAATGCTTCTGGCCAGGATACTGGGGAACAAAGAACAAAGGGAGCAATAGCATTCTGTTTGGGTTCAGATAATAAAAGCGGATACCTTCTAGAAGTTAACACAACACAAAATGTGACAAAAGATAAAAACTACAAAGACGTCACAATGTATAAAATTGTAAACGGAAAACTACAAGCCTTGGGAGATACTCAAACAGGAGAAGGCGCAACCCCAATAACTGGTATTGACGGCGGAGAATTGTATAAAATTGATATTAAGGTTGCAAGAGTAACTTCAGACGGTGTTACAGCAAATATATTCAAAGTAATATTTAATGGAACAAGAATTGTTATAAAAGATGTAAATCCATTACCAATAACTTCAAAACTTGCTTTATGCTCAATGCAAGGAGCTACAACATTTGATTATGTCTATGCAACATCAATAAATGATTCAGAATTTGCAAAAGATCTTTCCTACGACCCTTATAAAAGCTTCTTGGGAATTAATTCTAAAATCATTCAATATTTTTCCGATTTTGTATTTTCTAAATCAGGCACACAGTCCAAGCCGCTTTGGCTAAAAGAATTTGGCCCAGTGGCAAGAGAAATAAAAAGAATAACTTTTAGATATTCTAACCCAGGGTTTCCAAAATTTAGTCAGGTTATCTTAAACCCAAATGTTTCTGTAGTTGGACAATCATTAGACTCGTTTACCGCAGATGTATTTGTTATAAATAACAGCGGTGCATTTACTCCTTTATCAGACGGAACAGAAAAAAGATTTTCAATTGTTGGAGATAGTATACAAACTAAAGATGCTTTTGAATACATTGATCCAACACTTTCTGAAGAGGATAAGAAGCAAGGAATTGTTTTTGATTCGACATGGATACAAAAAGACTCAGAGGCAAAGTCCCTACACGATTGGATAAGAAAACAATGGTCTAAGCAGCAAAGGGTAGTAGACATAGAGTCATTCTTTAATCCGTTATTGGAAATAGGCGATCTTATTGAAATATCATATCCAGACAATGGCCTATATTCATCAGAGGACACAGTGCCTTCAGGACAATCTGTGGGCAAATATGTTGTTATTCAAGTATCCAATTCGTCAGACCTAGGCTCTGGCACTAAGGTTCGGGCAAGGTCGATTTTTACTGGATGAAATGGTAGAATGGAATTATGACAGATAAAAATAATTATGTGCGTCAAGCTAAATATTTATTAAAAGAGGGAGACCCCTTAATAGATATATTAAAGCCTGAGTTTGTTACGGTCATCAAGGGAGATTCCCTATACTCAAAAAGTAAAGATTCTAGTTCATCGGACGGCGGAGATGAAGATGATACATCTGAAGTAACAGACGAAACGGTAGAATCGGCACTAGAAGCACCATTTTTGTCAGATATTACAATTGTAAAAAAAGAAAAGATAAGAGATAAAAACGGAAATGATTTTTTAAGAGTTACAGTAAATGTAAAAAATCACGTAGGAGAAGCAGTAAAAGGAGTTCAGATTTATGGACAATAATATTACAGGTACTTATATATTTTATGAAGACGGAAAGGAAGTTTATCGTCAATCAAATTTAATTACAAAATTTGGTAAAAGATATATAACCCAAGCACTGGCTGGCATTAATCAAAATGATAAAAAAGATATAGCTATTGGCATAGGTTCAACTGCTCCTACAGTAAATGACACTCAACTTCAATTTGAATTTTATAGAGCACAGGCAGAAATGCAAAGCATAGATATCTATACAGATCCAGCAACTGGCGTTACAACATATGGAGTTATTTATAAATGTACTTTGCCAACAGATTCTGCAGGGGTTATAAAAGAAATTGGTCTATTTCCGTCAGTAACTTTTGGCACAACTGATTATCAAAGCAAAATTATTTCAACTTTTGAAAACACAACTCAGTGGACAGATTCAAGCGGTAATAGAGCATCGCTTGCTACAACACCAGTCCCACCAATTGGATCTTCTCGAATGTCTGTTGTTTCGACTTCGGGTGCAGAAAAAGAATATTCATATGTATCTAATCTTGATTTAGAAGGATATAGCTCGCTAGATAGCATAACGTTAGCCTATAGACAAGTTGACACAAAATTAAATTATGTTTTTATTAGACTTTATTCTTCTGACACAGATTACTATGAAACAAGGTTTAGTGGAACGTCAATAGGAGATAAGGTTCAAAAGGTTGAATTAAAAGATCTTTATGAAAATACAGCATCTCATAATGTTGGAACTCCTACACAAAATATAATTAAAATCTCAGTAGGCGTCAAAGCTAACACTTCGCAAAACTCTACTGTTTTATTTGATGGATTGCGAATAAATGACGAAGATAGTTTTAGAGTAGACTATGGAATGATAAGTAGATCAGCTTTGACTAATTCACAAACAAAGTCTCTTGGAAAACAAATGGACATAGAATATCGTTTGGGGTTAAATTTCTAAAATGCCAGATAATTACAAGGGGTATACTCCGCCAGATTTACAAAAAGATGCTACTGATGCTGCAGCTGCCGCATCAGCTACATCAGCGGATTCATTTACAGAAACAATAGATATTTCACTTGTAGCATATAAAAGATATCAAATTGCAGCAGCTTATAAGTATGAAGATCCAGAGACAAAAAAAATGTCTTTAAGTGGACCCTCCCCATGGCTAAGTTTTACTTTTGATATTCCAAATAAAACATTACCAGTAACAAATGTAGTTTTAACTGCAGCTATAAAATCATATGGAATAAAATTTACTTTGCAAAGCGCAAGCGAACACGCAGATATAATTATTTTTGAAAGTTTAACAGGAGCATTTGCGGGAGAAGAGTATATAGTTTATACAGGAACATCAACATCTGTAACAATACCAACTTCAAATTTTGCACCTAGATGGGTAAAAATAAGAACAAGAGACCAGTGGGAGGATGAAAATAAAAGCGATGTTATTGCTGGACCAGTAACACCACTTAATGCAGATCCAGATACCACAACTCCGCCAACAGCACCCGCTGGAGCTTCGGTTTCAGGATTTCTTGATCCAAAAGATGTAACTGGATTCAAAGCAGGAATAACTGCATCATGGACAGCAAATACAGACAGCAACACATCTGGATATGTAATTAGATGGACTACACAAAATCCAGCTACCACACAAAATCCAGTCTGGGAGTATGGTCAGGTTGAAGGAAAGGCAACAACTACATTTACAATTACTGGCCTTGTTCCAAATACACTATACTATTGGCAAGTGACAGCAAAGAGTCCGTACAATGCAATTTCTTGGACATCACCGCAATCAGGAACAGTCGGACCAATTGTTGATCCCACAATGCCTTCAGACGCATGGGCACAACTCAAATCAATAATTTCAATTGGCGGTAAAACTGCAGATCTGTTTAAATTTGGAACTGGTATTTCTCAAGATATAAATACTTCTACCACAACAACACCAAGCATGACGAGTGGGACCTATAGTGGAATTATATTAAATAAATCTACAACAAATGTTGGACACAATTATTGGCTCAATACAGGCCAATTTAGAGTAGGAAGCTCAACAGCATTTTTGTATTGGGACGGTTCTGATCTTTACACAACAGGTAAGATAAATGCAACTGGTGGAGTATTTTCTGGAAACGTACAGGTTTCAACAGGAACAATATATGCAGGCGCATCACCAGATTCTGGTGCAAGAGTAAGAATGAACTCTGCTGGATTATTTGCTTATGATTCAAATAACAATCAAGTGTTTTCAGTATCCTCTGCAACTGGAGCATTAGATGCACGAAGCGGTTACATTGGCGGATGGAATATTCAAGGAAGCAATACAACTACGGGATCAATTTCTAAAAACGGAACAATACTTGATTCTAGTGGAAATATAACCCTAGGAGATACCACTGGAACACTTGCATCAATTGTTAAACTTAGCTCAACAGATGCCACATACAGGTTATGGGTAGGCAGCCAAACTGCTTCAAACGCTCCGTTTAGAGTAACAAAAGCAGGTGTACTGTATGCAACAGGAGCTGTATTTAGTTCATCTTCAATAGATGGATATGCAACATCTGCACAATTAACTACTACAAATAATAATTTAGCAACAGTTTCAACTACAGCTACAAATGCTTCGAATACAGCCACAAGCGCTTCGACAACCGCTACAAATGCCTACAATAAAGCAGTTGCTGCTCAAAATGATGCTACTGCTGCAGCTACTAAAGCTCAACAGGCTCAAGATACCGCTGATTTAAAAGTTGCAGCAGCCGATGTTGCAACTGCAATTAATAATAATACAACGACAATTAATGGCGCAAAGATTACTACAGGAACAATATCTTTAGGAAAGTTAGAAGTTGTCGGAAATACAACAACAGGATTGGTCATAGACACTAGTGGAATCAGAGCCTATAGTGGTGGTACGCAAACATTCAATGTGTCTTCTGCAGGATCTGTTGCCCTAACTGGCTCTATTTATTCTACGTCTGGTCAGATAGGTGGATTTGATTTATCAAATGCAGATTTAACAGCAAGTACATCAAAATTACCAAGAATTATATTTGGATCTAAGATACTTATAGGTTATGATGGAGGGCCATATACAATATCAGCAGGAAACCCTTATTCTGACACAGGATCTTCGTTTTATGTAAATACAAATACAAACGTATTTAGATTTGCTGCTGACTCGTCTTCAAGAACTTATGCTGGCGAGGTAAGAAATGGATTTAGAGCAAGAGACATATATTATATTACAAGCCTAACTGGTCCAACATCTTCTCGTAGATTTAAGGAAAATATTACATATGCTCCATCAAGATACTATGAAAGAATTTTAAATATAAAGCCAGCATTCTTCAGCTATGTTCAAGAGCATCCAGACATGTCACCAGAACTTGCTGGTGTACATTCTTTTGGTATAATTGCTGAAGACCTAGAAGAAGCAGGACTTGGATATTTTGTTGAAAGAAATATGAATGGAGAACCAACTCAACTTATGAATATTCATGAATTACCACAGTTATTAATTCCAATAGTTCGTGATATAAAAGACGAACTTGTATCTATCAAATCTAGACTGGAGGCACTAGAAAATGGCTAATCAAGGCTTAATGTTTTTTTGTTCGGTATGCATAGAGGACAGGGTGGGGCATCCTACAAGAATGGATAGAGATGATGCTTATTTAAATTGTCCAGAATGTGGATCAGAGATGCAAACAACCTATACAAGGCCAGACAATCCGTCGGAAGAAATGTTGACTTTAGAGCATTATAATATGCTAAATGGACTAGACAACCCATAGGATTATTGCTATAATATCATAGAGAGAAAAGGAATATAATGGAAAAACAAGAATTAGTTATTCAAGCATTACAGGAAAGAATCGGTCAGTTAGTCTCACAATATGAGACACACATTGCAGTTCTTCGTGCAGAAATAACAAGTCTAGCAAATTCTCTAGCAGAAAAGCAAGAGGAAAATAAGGAGTAGTTTATGGGAATAACAATTGACCCAATGCAGATTAATGACGGAGACCCTGTTACTGCTGAGTTGTTAAAAACAATAGTTAGTAATATTAATCTAATTGCAAAGGGAGAAACATCTTCAGTTGTTGCGCTTACAAATACAAATGAGCAAACAATTGTAAAGAGTGCAAATACTGTTATTTCTAAAGAAGTTGTAAAGGCTGTTAAGCCTACCAATAAACCCTCTGCAAGCGGAACTTGGACATTTCCAGGCAACGGATTTACTGGTGTGCCAGCTTGCTGGATTGCAGTAAAGTCAACAAGTGGACAGGCAGAGACACAGTTACGAGTTCATCCTACAATTGTTAGCGTAAGCGAAACTTCTGTAAAATATGAAATTAGATCAGGGGCGGGAGCAACTGCTGGAAACGTAACATTTATTTTATTTGCAGCAGGAACTTTAGCACCAACAACTAGCTAAGACTATTGACACAATTTTTTAATATGCTACACTTTCCGTGTAGCACCAAAGTCACGACCTCGTGACTTTTTGTATATTTTGAGGAAATAAATGGCAAACGATTTAAAGTGGATGCTGTCATCAGATCAGCAGTTCCCATATCAAGATGATAAAGCAATTGAGCTTTGGTTTAAGGTAATGAAGTGGTTTAAACCTGATGTGGTAGACTACTTAGGAGATACTGATGACCAAGCTTGTTACAGCAAGTATACTGAAGGAAGATCTGCTGAATTTTTAAATTTACATAAAACAGACAGCAAAGATTTAATTCTTCCAACAATGAGACACGAAGCCAAAGGTGCAAGAGATTTTTATGCAAAAACTCGTGAGATGTTACCAGATGCACAATTGTTTTCTGCTTTAGGAAATCACGACATTAGAATTTTTAATTATGTTGATGCAAAGCTTCCAGATTATATTGATCAAGTAACCCCAGAAGCCCTGTGGTCACTTGACTCATTAGGGTATGAATATATTTATTATAATGAATTACCTAAGCGTAGGTTTGGAGACATACACGTACACCATGGACTATCAGTAGCCACAACTGGTGCTGTACGTGCAGACATGAATGATTTACAGGTTTCTTTAATCCGTGGTCACTCTCACAGAATTGCATCTCATTTGCAGACTTATGAATTAAGAAATAATGGCAAAGGGGAAACAATCCGTGGGTATGAGATTGGTCACATGTGTGATGAGAAGTCAAGCGGTATGAAGTACTCGCAGCACCACGATTGGCAAAAAGGATTTGCGGTGGCACACATTGTAAATGATTATCCTCATATTCAAATGATTCATATTTCTCCAGATTACACATGCGTTGTAGACGGGAAGGTGTTTAGCTTATGATGATGAGATGCCAAAAATGTAATGGCAGAGTATTTGTTGATAGAGTATTTTCTCAATTAACAAGCATGGAGCTTTTTTGTATCATGTGCGGTAAGAGATGGATGGTTAGCAAAGAAACGAGTAGGTTTGGAAGATGGCTGAACGAAAAAGAAGAGTTAAACAGAAAAGCCTACAGTATTTCTTCTTAAACGATAAAATACATAAGGTTTTAAAAGCATCTAGATCAAAAGATGAGCTTGTTGCTTGGTGCTATCCAGATAAGAAAAGAGTTCTGTATTCATACTCACAAGTAAAAAAGAATATGGAAAAAGCTTATTCTATTTTAGAAGTCTCTGAAATTTTAAATAAGCACAGAGTTACAATTCAGGATTATATTATTGAGGGTAAAGTCCTTACGCCACATATAATATATCCAATAAGCAGGCAGGATAATTACACATGGTTTAGATATATGTTTAGTCATAAAAACATTTATGACATCCATGAACATATTCTAGAATCAGGACATTCAAAAAATGTTCCTTCAAAAACTGAGCTTCAGGCTATTCTCAAAAACAATATTATATTGTATACTAAGACAGATAGCGGATTTGTGCCAGTATGGAAGGCGGACTGATGGCTGGTAGAGTAGTTATTTGTGAGGTTTGTAAAAAGGAAATTGAAGTTCGTTCAGGCATATTTGCTCACGAAACTTTAGCTAGACATAGAAAGGCGGAACATGACAACAAGAGTAAAGGTTGACCTATCTTTTACTAGAAATTTAGGAAACTACGAGAGCATTAAAATTGGCGTAGGCGTAGAAGATGATGTTCGTCAAGGAGAGACTGTTGATGCTGCAACAGAAAGAGTCTATGGCTTTGTAGAAAATAAGCTTATTGAAAAGACTCAAGAAGTAGAAGAAGAGCTCAAGCGTGGCAAATAGCAAAGAGCCCTACGTACTACTTTCATTGTACTCAAATTTGTATAAAGATAAATATAACAAGATGCCAACAATGAATAAGTTTAGAGAAAAGTGGGCTATGCAAGATGTTATTGATAGCGTAGGTTTTGACAGGGCTAAAGAACTATTAGAGTATTATTTTGTAATCAATAAGAATGGGCACCCCCTTCAGTTTTTCTTTTATAATTTTGACAAAATGGATACTCTAAAAAAAGAAATAGATCGTGATAAACTTAACAGACAAAGGTTGTTGAAAGAAACTAAAGAAATGGTAGAGGGCGGAAACCAGTGAATACAGAAGCAGAACTAATATCTGCAGTTTGCAAAAATAAAGACATTAGCACATTACTTGCAGATAACGTAGATGAAATCTTTACATCACATAGAGATATCTGGGATGGGTTAAAGTCATATTACTATAAGTTTAAGGCTGTACCAGAAGCTGGAGTTCTAATTGAAAAGTTTAAAGATTTTGAGGTTGTTGAAACTAAAGCCGAAACTGGGTATTATCTAGATAAGCTTAAGAATGAATATTTATCTAATAGACTTAAGTCAATTATTCTGCAAAGCGGTTCGGCATTAAAGGAAGATGCTGCTGCTCGTGTTCTTTCCGAAATGCAAAGTAAGCTTGCGAGTCTTAGTAAGTTTACAAACAATGTAAGAGATTTAGATGTTATTGATATTGAGTCTGCAGAAAATCATTTCCTATCAGTAAAAGAACGTTCAGCGATTATGGGTGGAAGCCCAGGAATTCTTACTGGTTTTCAAGCTATCGATAAAGCATACCCAACTGGCATGGCCCCAGGACACCTCATTGTAGCTATTGGATGGCCAGGCCGTGGTAAGACATGGTTTACATCATACCTAGCATGTAAAGCTTGGGAACAGGGATTTAAACCAATGATTATTTCTCTTGAAATGTCTCCAGAAAATATGCGTGATCGTATATATACAATGATGGGTTCTGGATTATTTAAGGCAAGCGATTTGTCCAAGGGTGATATTAATATTGATGATTTTAAATCTTGGGGAAAGAAAAAGTTTGAAGGCAAAAATAGTTTTATTCTAATTTCAAATGAAGGAACTGCTGAGGTTACTCCAGCTACCGTTCAAGGTAAAATTGATCAGCACAAGCCAGACCTTGTAATATTAGACTACCATCAGTTGTTTAATGATAACAAGAGAAGCAATTCTGAAGTTGAACGTAATAGAAATATTTCTCGTGAGTTTAAGTTGCTTGCTGTTACAAACAATATTCCAGTTATTGATATTACCGCTGCAACTGCAGATGATATTTCAGATCAAGACAACCCTCCAATGATGAGCCAGGTCGCTTGGTCGAAGGCTATCGAGTACGATGCAGATATGGCTATGGCAATTCACAGGTATCCAAATACAAATATGATTGAAGTTATTTCTAGAAAGAATAGACACGGTAATGATTTTAATTTTTATTTAGACTGGGATATCAATAGAGGTATTGTGAAAGAAATTTATGAAAACCCATTCCAGAATAATCAACCATAGGAATATAAAAAAATTTCAGGTCAAAGTTAAATTTAGAGATGACTCTGACATGATAAGAGTACGTGCTCAATATGAAAGTTTATTAACTCAAGATATGAGGGGCAAGGGTTACATAAGGGTACTTGACTTAGACCCAAGCTTTTCGGTAGAATTTGATGGTCAAACGTGGGTGTTTTTAATGACACTATACGGTATATATATAGGAAAGAAGAAGTCATGGGAATACGAGGGAATACAACAAAGCAAGTTAATTCCACGCAGTACGCACCAGGTCAAATCAAATCAATTCTAAAAGAATTGGGTTTAGATATAACTAGCGAGCCTGGCGACGACCTTATGTTTTACTGCCCATTTCATTCAAATAGACATAGTGCAAGCTGTTGCATAAGCAAGGTATCTGGTGCATGGCTTTGCTATAACCCAGCGTGTGGAGAATCTGGTTCATTAATAGAATTGGTTAGAAGGGTGTCTAATAAAAATAATTTCCAAGCCCTCAGATTAATAGCTGCAAAAGGTCAGGAATCTTTGGATGGTTTTGATGAAATGCTTCAAGCAATGATGGAAGAAAAACCAGACTTTAAAGAGTTTTCTTATGACACAATTTATAGGCTACATCTTGATCTTGCTCAAAACGAAAAAGCAAAAAGCTATTTGCTTTCAAGAAAAATAAATATTGAGACAATGAAATATTTTGAACTAGGCTATTCAGAAAATATGAAGATGGTAGTTACCCCAGTTCACAGTCCAGACGGAATCCCGATTGGCATTGTTGGAAGATCTATCGAAGGAAAAACTTTTAAGAATAGCACGGACCTGCCAAAAAGCAAAACATTATTTAATGTTCACCGTGCAAAAAAGATTGGTGGAAATGTTATTGTTGTTGAATCTAATTTTGATGCAATAAGGATTCATCAAGCAGGCTTTCCAAATGTTGTAGCAACACTAGGAGGGTTTTTGTCTAAAGAGCAGCATGCATTATTAAATAAATACTTTAATAGGATTATTATAATGACAGACGCAGACGTTGCTGGAAGAGAGCTAGGCTCAGCAATTGCAGACAAATTACGTAACAAAGACATCTTGTGGGCTTCGTATGAATATGGTAAGATATATCCTCACGAAGCAAAAGATGCAGGAGATATGACAGACGAAGAGATTAAGGTTTGTATTAACAATGCTGTTTCAGATATTGAATACAAATCTTGGCATTCGTGATATAATAAAGATACAGACGGATCTATACCGTCAACTATAAACTAGGAGAAAAAATGGGTATCGTAAAAGGACTAAAAGACCTAAACAAGGTTATGGACAAGCCACAATCAACTGGTGGCGATGGAACAAAGGGTCGCTGGGTAAAGCTTGAAGACGGAGAAAGCATTAAGATTCGTTTTCTTCAGGAACTTGATCCAGATTCACCAAATTATAACGAGGCGCTAGGTCTCGGTTTTATTGCAGTAGAACATACAAATCCAAAAGATTACCGTCGTAAGGCATTGTGCTCGATGGACGACCAGGGTAAGTGTTTTGGATGCGAACAGCACCGCAAAGATTACAAGGCGGGATGGAAGGGTCGTTCACGACTTTATATTAACGTATTAGTAGATGATGGCAAGGAAGAACCTTATGTTGCAATTCTTTCACAAGGTTCAAGTGGTAAAACAGTAACACCTACCCTAATCGAATACGCTGGAGAAATGGGTTCAATTACAAACCTCATGTGGCGTATTAAGCGTTCAGGAATGAAGACAGATACAAGTTATACAATTATTCCTCTTGCAAAAGATGAAACACCATTTGATGCATCAGGCCTTGAGTTATACAAACTTGAAGAGTCTGCAGTTCGTGATATGCCTTATACAGAACAAGAAGCATTTTTTGCAGGTGAAGGTTCATCTGCTGAGGAATCAGATGCTTCATCTAGCAGCGTAGACTGGTAAATCTAAAATGAGAAGGGGCAGTCTATTGACTGCCCCTAATCTATTTAGTAGAATAGCGACATGAGTTTTACACACCTACACGTACATAGTTATTATAGTTTGATGGATGGATTAAATTCTCCAAAAGAATTATGCCAAGCAGCAATTGATGCTGGTCAGACTGCAATTGCAATTACAGATCATGGAACTTTGTCTTCTCATCGTGATATGCAAATTGCAGCAAAAGAGTTGGGCATAAAGCCGATATTGGGTGTTGAGGCGTATATTTCTCCAACAGATAGATTTGATAAATCTTCTAAGACAGACAAATCTATTCAAGCATATAATCATATTATTCTTCTTGCTAAGAATAATGTTGGATTAGCTAACATAAATGCTTTACAGGAAATTGCGTGGAACGAAGGGTTTTACCATAAGCCACGTATTGATAGGGAGGTGCTTAAAGAGTATGCGGAAGGTATTATTGTACTTAGCGGATGTCTTAATGGTCTTATTAGTAAATGCATTGAACGTCAGGAATTCTCAGAAGCCAAACTTATACTCAAAGATTTTAAGCAAACTTTTGGCGAAGATTTTTACGTTGAGGTTCAATCTCATAACCCCCAAGAAATAAATGAAAAATTACTTGAGTTAGCAGATGAATTAAAAATTAAAGCGGTTGCAACTGGAGACGCACATTTTGCTAAGGGTGAAGATAAAGTATTAGAAGAAGCAATGCTGATTTTGTCCACAAATCCAAAAATGGACAAAGAGGCTGATTTTGAAATTTCTAGAACTAAGCAGGATATGCTTGATAGATTTAATTATCTTTATCCAGATAGGAAAATTTCATTTCAAGATTATAATTTATTTATTCAGACACGTGATGAAATTGAGTCGGATTTTAAAAAAGCTGGCGTAAATAGAACAGACATATTCGACAATACCATGGAGGTAGCCTCTAAAATTGGCGAATACGAGTTTAACAGCGGATTAGACCTTTTGCCAGTACCTAAGACCAATGCAGACAAGAAACTGGCTGAGATGGCCTCAGAAGGCCTTAAACGCCTATCCCTAGATCAAGATAAGGTCTACGTAGATAGGCTTAATGAAGAGCTATCTGTGATTAAGGATAAAAAATTTGCATCCTATTTTCTTGTTGTTGCAGATATGATTAATTGGGCAAAAGAAAACAATATTAAAGTGGGTCCTGGCCGTGGTTCGGCAGCTGGATCTTTAGTTTGTTATGCATTAGGAATTACAGATGTTGATCCAATTAAATATGATCTACTGTTCTTCCGATTCATTAACCCAGAGCGAAATGACTTTCCAGATATCGATACAGACTTTGAGGATCGTCGTCGCAAAGAAGTTAAAGATTATTTAAAGAAGAAGTTCAAGCACGTAGCTTCTATTTCTACATTTACTTATTTTAAGGATAAGGGTGTTGTACGTGATGCTGCTCGTGTATTCATGGTTCCTTTACAAGATGTAAATAGAGCATTAAAGCAGGTTGATACTTTTGAAGATTTCATGGAATCACCAAATACAAAAGAGTTTAGGGCTAAATATCCTGAGGTAATTTGGCTTGCAGAAAGATTACGTGGCCGAATTCGCTCTGTTGGTGTACACGCTGCAGGTGTGGTGGTTGCAAAAGATGATATTAGAAAGTATGCTCCAGTTGAATCTAGAGAAGATGCTCAAGATAAGGTTTCTGGACGTATCCCAGTTGTTGCTTATGACATGGATACAGTTGCAGATATCGGTTTGATTAAACTTGATGCACTAGGTCTAAAAACTTTGTCTGTTATTTCAGATACATTAAAGTCAATCAAAGAAAGAACTGGTAAAGATATCAACCTTTCTGAACTTCCTTTAGATGATGCAAATGTTTACAAGATGTTAAATGAAGGATACACAAAGGGAATCTTTCAGGCAGAAGCAACACCTTACACAAACCTATTGATTAAGATGGGTGTAGACAAATTTGAAGACCTTGCTGCATCTAATGCTTTAGTTCGTCCAGGAGCTATGAAGACTGTAGGTGATGCATACATTAAGCGTAAGCAGGGTCAACAAGACATCACCTATACTCATCCAATCATGAGGCCTTTTACAGAAAATACATATGGTGTTATCATATATCAAGAACAGGTTATGCAGGCATGCGTACACCTAGGAGGGATGACATGGTCTGAAGCCGATAAGGTACGTAAGATCATTGGTAAGAAAAAGGATGCGAGAGAGTTCGACCAGTTCAAGGATAAGTTTATTGATGGCGCTTCAAAGCACATTTCTAAGAAACAAGCAGAGACACTTTGGCATATGTTTGAGGCTCATGCTGGTTATTCTTTCAACCGCTCCCATGCTGTTGCTTACTCTATGCTTAGTTATTATACTGCTTGGCTTAAGTCCTATTATCCTCTTGAATTCATGTTTTCAGTTCTTAAAAACGAAAATGATAAAGATGCGAGAACAGAATATTTAATTGAAGCAAAGCGTTTGGGCTTAAAGGTTCTTTTGCCACACGTTAATGAGTCAGATGTTTATTTTTCTTTGAAAGACAATGCAATCAGATTTGGACTTGCGGAAGTTAAATATATTTCAGACAATATTGCAAATAAAATTATTGATGCACGTCCATTTAAAACTTATGCTGAATTTGTTGAGGTTGCTTCAAAGAAAGGCTCTGGAATTAATAGTCGTGCTATACAAGCACTTAATTCTATCGGCGGTTGTGCATTTAAAGACAATGAGAGAAGCGGTAACGAAAAAGATAATTACTACGAGTACCTAGGAATTCCAGCATTTAATCTTGATGGAATACCTCCTAGAATTAAAGCACAGGCTAGACCTATTGAAGAGTTTGATGACTTAGGATCATTTGTTATGTTTGGAATGGTTAAGTCAATTAAACGAGGAACTGGGTGGGCACGTGTCGAGCTAGTAGACGAAACTGGTTCTATTGGTTTGTTCCATCATGAGCAAACACAGATTGAGCCTGGACAAATGTACTTTATATTAGTAGGAGACAATAGAATATCACGATATGTAAAGGTTAGTGATATTAATCCAGACTCTGAAGATCTTTTTGTTAAGTATTTGTATCAAAAACAATATGATTTATCGGAAGACGAGTACATGGTCATTAATTTTACACCTTATCAAACAAAGGCTGGTAAAACTATGAGCCACATAGTAATGACAAACAAGGATAAAGAGTTGGTTAGAGCAATTGCTTTTCCAACAATGTATAAACAAACTCTTGCAAAAATGCGAGAAGGAATGAGATGTAAGCCAATCTTATCTAAATTAGAAGATGGCACTTTAAATATAAAGGAGATAAAGTAATGGAAGATGTCCCGCTAGAGGAATATTTTAAATCATTAAACCCAAATAAAATTTTAATTGGTGTTTTGCAGCAAATTAAAAAGGTAGAGATACCAGTAGGATTTTTTGCAGATGTTCCTAATTCAGAATTAGTTGTTAGCGTAAACGAAGATGGAACTTTGTTTGTATTTTCATTAAAGGAGAGCAATGAGTAGACAGGATGATATTGTTCTATTGACCGACTACGGCCTAGATGCCCTAGCAGCAATTTTGCATGAGACAGCAATTGAAAAAGGATTCTGGGATGGAGAAATAAACTATGACAAAATTGGTAATAAACTTGCTCTCGTACATTCGGAAGTTACTGAAGTTTTGGAGGCTATCCGTAAAGACAAAGGGTCTCAAGAGGTTGTAGAAGAGATGGCAGACATAATTATTAGATTGCTAGATTTATATGCAGCCATGAGAGATACAAATCAAATTGAACACAGTCTTGATGAAATTTTATTTCAAAAGGTAGAAAAAAATAAGGGAAGACCAGCACTTCACGGCAATCGTTTTTAATGATATAATAATACAAAAGAAAGAGAAAAAATGACAATATTGATAGATGATATACTATCAAAGCTTGATCCAAAAACAAGAGCAAGAGTCCAGTCAGCACAGGATGTAGTTGTAGAAAAGCAACCAACTCCAAGCATAGGATTAAATTTTGCTCTTCAAGGCGGACTAGGCTTTGGCAGACAAGTTTTAATTTGGGGAAATAAATCCGCTGGAAAATCTTCCTTTTGTTTACAAATGATTGCAGAAGCACAAAAAAATGGAAAGACATGCGCTTGGATTGATGCTGAGCATTCTTATTCTGCAGAATGGGCAGAATCTTTAGGAGTAGATTCATCTTCCCTTATCTACTCACCAGCTAAAACAGTAAACGACATGGTTGATGTTGCAACAAAATTGATGGAAGCAGAAGTAGACATAATTGTTGTAGATTCTATTTCAGCATTACTTCCAGCAATTTATTTTGAAAAAGATGGAAATGAATTAAAAGATTTGCAAGATACAAAGCAAATCGGCGCTGAAGCAAAGGATATGACTCACGCAGTCAAAATGTTAAATTATGCAAACAAAAATACACTACTGGTTCTCATCTCACAGCAAAGAAATCAATTTGGATCTATGCATGCCTCCCACATTCCGACAGGAGGAATGGCAGTTAAATTCTTTTCTTCCACAGTCATTAAGCTATGGTCTTCGGAAGCTGAAGCTAATGCAATTAAAGCGGGCATTAAGGTTGGTGACAAGATCATTGAACAAAGAGTTGGCAGACCAGTCAATTGGATTATTGATTACAACAAACTCGGCCCCCCTAACCTTTCAGGACAATACGACTTTTACTATCAAGGAGAAACCCTTGGAGTAGATAAGGTTGGAGAGACCTTAGATGTTGCAGAAATGTGTGGCATAGTTGAAAAGGGCGGAGCTTGGTACACAGTAAATGGAGAACGTTTACAAGGAAGAGCAAAAGCAGTTCAATACTTAAAGGAAAATCCTGATGTTGTTGACACATTGTCTGGTGAAATAAATGCCAGATATTAATGAATTCTTTAAAAAAGAAACTGAAATCAAGATTCCAGTAAATGCTCAAAAAGTTGAAGGACAAAAACCTTGTTCAGTCTGTGATAAAGATACAAACGAAGCTTGGTGGGACCCAGAACAAATGTTTTTGTTTTGGACATGTCCAGACGGACATAGAAATGAATATAGGTTAAAGTAATGTCTGAAAGATCAGAGGCAAAGCGTGATGGAGCAAAGCAACAAAAGAACAGTGGACGTGGTGATTATCAAAAGGGTGACGCAACGTGGAGATCTTTTGTGGTGGATTATAAAGAGTACGAAAAATCAATCTCTATTACGCAAAGTATTTGGGCAAAAGTTTGTACAGATACTTTTAAGGTCAGCAGGGATAAGTATCCAGTACTCAAGCTCATACTTGGCTCAGACCGTAGCAAAACACGGTTAGCTGTGATCGAATGGTCAATGCTAGAACAATTAGTAGAATGTTGGGAAAAACATAATGATATTTGAAATTTTAAAAACAACCGCAGCTGGTGCAGCAATTGGTGCCCTTTTTGTATTGCTAAGATTACCAGTTCCAGCACCACCTGTTTTTTCTGCAGTTATGGGCATAGTAGGCCTTTGGTTAGGCGCAGTAGTTATGGGGAAGTTTATTTAATGGCAACACATAAATTAATAAATTTCTTTACTGAACAAGAAGTTGCTGAAATTTTAAATATTGTTGATTCTTTAGAGGATAAATGGACAAAAAGAATAATTACTGATTCTGTTAATTTTTTTACATTAGGCCAAGAGTCTTCTATCGATTGTGTTAATTATGATGACAATACAATAAGTCTAACACACAATAGCAATAAAATGTTAAAAGAAAATTTTCATTTTATGTATACATCAATCATTTCAAAATTTTCAGAACTGTACGGAAAATGTGAACTTGCAACCGATGTACCAATACCAGGGTTTTTTATATACACGGAACACAAAGGGGTTCAAAGTAGAAACAATGGATTTTCTAAAATTCATAAAGATGGAAGATTTGAGCACCTCGACTACTACTGGAACACTTTTAAAAAAGTTGATCACGACAATGTAATAGGAATTACTATTGCTTTAGAGTTACCAAAAAGTGGATCTGGAATGTTTATTTGGGATCAGCCAGATCAAGGATTTTATTCAAGTTCAGAATGGGCAAATTCAGTCAAGTACTCTGATTTTAATTTAAATCCAGAGAGTGCAAATCATTTAAACAGTAATATTGTTAATAAAATTCCAAATGTTGTAGAATACTCTGTCGGTAAAGCAATTGTTCAAGACGGTCCACAATTTCATGCAGTTGCACATGGAACAAATTTATCTATAAAAGATAGAAGAGTTACTGTTCAAATTTTTGCTAAAAAATGTGATGGGGTATGGAGGTTATATTTCTAATGACAATGTTGTTGTTTGGTATATGCATAGGCTTTATAATAGGATATCCTTTAGGGTTATTTATTGATATGTTAGATAGAAAGGTAAAAGGAAATGGAAGATAAAAATACACTTCAATTAATTAGTGATATAACAGAGTTCAATGATCTTCATGAATACATGAAGGATGAGCATCTTGATAAAGCACTTGCCATAGTGGTAAAAATTTTAATGAACCCAGAGGTTCCATCTGCCAAAGCACCTATTCTTATTATGGAACTTCAAGCCATGTCTACAAAGTTTGCCGTAATGGCTTCTGTTTATTCAACAATTGCTAAAGACAAAGCTGGAACAGTAAACAATAATAAAAAGAATGTATATTATTCTGTAAAGGAGTCCATAGACAAACTTGTAGATGCTCTTAAGTATGTCGTTAGGTATAATTCATGATGGTACATTTAACTAAAATTTATACTAAGACTGGTGATGATGGACAGACTTCAAATGCAAATAATGAGAGGTTGTCTAAAACAGACCCAGTAATGCAAGCAATTGGTGCAGTAGATGAGGCAAACTCAGCTATCGGAATGGCAACAGACGAATACAATGACATCCTTGAAAGAGTCCAAGGCGACCTTTTTGATCTAGGTGCAGAATTATCTGGAGCAAAAACAATCAGTATTTCTGAAAATAGAATCATGTATTTGGAAAATGTTATTGATGACTATAATGAATATCTTGAGCCACTTAGGTCATTTGTTTTGCCTACTGGTCCACTGCATAATGCTAGAACCATAGTAAGACGTGCAGAGCGAGAAGTATGGAAGCTTAATAATATTAATCATAATATACCTAAGTATTTAAATCGTTTGTCAGACCTTCTATTTGTTATGGCAAGATACCACAATAAGGGAAAAGAAAAATTATGGGTGCCGACTAATGGCTAGAGATATCGTAAAGAATTTAAAGTTTAAAAAGCATACAGGCAAGCATTTTGATCCAGAACTATTTGCACAGTTGCTTGATGAGTCTTACCGAAATACTAAACGTGCAGATGGAGAGATGACAAAAAAATCATTTAGCCCAAGTTCGCTTGGATACGGACATGGCAATTGTCCAAGATACTGGTACATGGCATTTAGCGGGGCAATGTTTATAGATGACAACGATGCAGTAGCAGTTGCTAATATGGCACAGGGCACACAAGCTCATGAAAGACTACAAAAGCTAATCTCTACAATGCCACAGTTTAGGGCAGAAGAAGAAGAGATTATAAACGAGTACCCACCAATTCGTGGTTTTATAGATTTAATTATGGAGTATGATAATGAAATTGTGCTTGGTGAAATAAAGACGGCTAAACAAGAAGTTTGGGATACAAGACAAGCTGAAATGAAGCCCTCAGTTAATCATACCCTTCAGTTATTGACATACATGAAATTAAAAAACGCTAAAGAAGGTTTTTTCCTGTATGAAAATAAAAACACTCAAGAAATTTTAATCATTCCAATTTCCATGAATGAAAAAAATAAAAAGATTATAGAAGATCTATTCCTTTGGATGCAAGAGGTTTATGATAACTTTAAAGATGGCGATCTCCCAATGAGGCCAGCTGGTGCAACTAAAACAAAGATGCCTTGCACTTATTGTCCAATTAAAAAACAATGTTGGGCTAAAGACTCACCAAATGGAACAGTTCAAATCGAACTTTATGAGGTTCCAGCGCTATGATTTGTTTTAACAAAGACTGTTCAATAGAGTTTGAGCCAAAAACACATAACCAAAAGTATTGTTCTGATGATTGCTGCAGAATTGCCACAAATAAAAGAATCATGGAAAAATATTATGAAAAAAAAGCAATTAAAAATGGCGCTTTAAGAAAATGTAAAAAGTGCAAAATAAAGTTAAGCAGGTACAATAGCATTGATATATGTCATGACTGTGAGCAAAAATCTAATTCAAAGTCTAAAGGAAAGGTAAAAGTATTAATCGATGAGATTAAACGAATTGATTAAAACTAAAGCTTACAGAGTTTTAGGGATAGATGCTTCTACAAACTCTATTGCTTTTTGTTTGCTTGAAAACAATATTCCTTTAAAGTGGGGAAAGATAAATATTGAAGGTGCAGACATATATGAAAAAATATATGATGCAAAAAATAAAATGTCTATAATGCTAGATGAGCTAAAGTCTGATTATATTGCGGTAGAGGGTGCAGTACTTGTCAGATCACCAGATGCTGTGATAAAATTATCGTATGTCTATGGAGTTGTTATTGCTGAGCTTATGTCTACTGGCGCTAAGGTTATTACAATTAGCCCTACCTCGTGGCAGGCGCACATTGGCAACAAAAATCCGACGAAAGATGAAAAGTCTGCAATAAGGTTGGCCAATCCAGGATATGCTGAATCATGGTATAAAAACCAACTAAGAAATATGCGTAAACAAAGAACAGCAGATTATTTTAATAAAAAATATAATCTTAATTTAGAGGATTTTGATGTAGCAGATTCTTTTGGAATTGCTTATTATGCAAATGAGGTTCTTACAAAACGATGAAACTATATCAAAGTAAAGAGTGGCTATATAGAAGGTATATAGTACAGAAGAAAACGGTTACAGAAATTGCAAAAGAATGCAATGTCTCTGCTATGACGATACAGAGATACTTAGAACAATTTAAATTGATAAAGAGGCGGTAATGTTAGAACCAGTATTTCCAGATGTAGAAAATTTTAACTGTCAGGATTTATATTTACTTACAGTTGGCACAGAAGCAGGAAAAGAAATTTGGGAAACCTGTCATGAAATTGCACACATGTTGGTAAAAAAGAATATTGCTTATGGCAACTCAGCACTTGATCCTGTGCGTATATTTTCAAAGGCGGGGCCAAGAGAGCAGCTCCACGTTCGTATTGATGATAAGCTAAATAGACTTATGAAGGGTACAGAATATCCAGGAGACAATGATATTGATGACCTAATCGGATATTTGGTGCTGCTTAAAATAGCCAAGTCAAAGTCTGAATGATTTTAGTCAACTAAGATGGTATAATAAACTTATGAGTGAAATTGAGCCAGCGGTACATTTTGACCGAATGAATAAAGTTGTAGAGGAGTTGCTTAAGGGTAATTCTGCTACACAAATTGCCACCATTACTGGACTTACAAGAAAAGAAGTGGTGGAGTTAGTAGACGAGTGGAAGTCTATTGTCCATAATGACAACAATATAAGAGATAGAGCAAGAGAAGCAATCTCTGGAGCAGACCAACACTATGCGATGCTAATTAATGAGGCATGGAAAACTGTACAGCAAGCTGATATACAAGATGCTTTAAATGTAAAGGCTACCGCATTAAAGCTAATTGCGGATATAGAAACAAAAAGAATTGCAATGCTTCAATCTGTAGGTGTTTTAGAAAATAATGAAATTGCTGCACAAATAGCAGAAAATGAAAAAAAACAAGAGGTCTTGGTCGGAATATTAAAAGATGTAACGGCCCAATGCTCTCATTGTAAACTAGAGGTTGCAAAAAGACTTTCCCAGATAACGGGTGTAGTTGAGCCAATAGTAATACATGAAGATAACGGGGTGGCATAATGTTAAAAACAGATAACGCAGAAAAAATTCATGAAAATATTTATGTTTATCATAATTTTGTTACAGAAGAAGAGTGCAATAGTATTTTAGATATTGTTTCTAATCTTAGCGAAGATGCTTGGATTGGAGATGAAAGATCTGGGCACAAAAGAACTATCTCTATAGACATAATAGCTAAAATCAGGGAAAGAGTTCAATCTTTGCTTGAAGAGGGATATTACGTAGGAACAAATGTAAACCCAATAAGAATGCTTAAGGGCTCAACTTGGGGAGTGCATACAGACGAGCATGATTTTCTTGATGTAAAAGAAGCTGCATATTTATATAAAGAAGGTGAGCCTTTTAAGCTTGAGCAATTAAATGTAGCAGGAATGATACTTTATTTTAATAATTTTGAAGGAGGATCACTTTTTTATCCAGAAAAGGGTATAGAGTATCATCCAGTAAAAGGTGATCTTGTAATACATGGGGCGGGACAAGATTGTTTGCATGGAGTAAATGAGCTGCTTAGTGAAGTTAGATATACACATTCTAATCATATATATAAAATGGTAAAGGTTCCAGAATCTTTTGTAAAAACTAACCTGCATGGAGCCGAATTTGGAATTTAATTTTAATGACATAATAGATATACTAGACGGTGAAGAATTTGATGAACGTCCAGTAGATCTACGTACATTTGTAACAAGCCCAGACTATTTAGGGCTTCCCCCTTTATCTGATTATCAATATACTCTTATTGAAAAGTCTTCTCAGATATATAAAGAATCAACCTTGGTTAAACTGTTTGGAGAAGAAGAAGGAAAGCGCATGTTTAAACAAACATGCAATGAAGTAATTGCTCAACTCGGAAAGGGTTCTGGAAAAGACTATACGGCTACCATTTCAGTATCGTATATGGTTTATCTTCTGTTATGCTTAAAAGACCCAGCAACATATTATGGTAAGCCACCAGGCGATACAATTGATATTCTAAATATTGCTATTAACGCACAACAAGCAAACAACGTTTTCTTTAAAGGATTTAAAACTCGTGTTGACAGATGCCCTTGGTTTGCAGGTAAATATGAAGCAAAAGCATCAGAAATTAAATTTGATAAGAGCATAACAGTACACTCAGGTCACTCTCAAAGAGAAGCTTGGGAAGGATATAACGTTATTGCTGTAATCCTTGATGAGATTTCAGGATTTGCAATAGAGAACACAACAGGACACGATCAAGCAAAAACAGCTGACGCTATATATGATATGTATCGTGCATCAGTAATTTCCCGTTTTCCAGACTATGGCAAGGTTATATTGCTTTCCTTCCCTCGTTTTAAAAATGATCCTATTCAAAAATTTTATGACTCAGTTATAGCAGATAAAGAAACAATTATTAGATCTGCTACATTAAAAATGGACGAGGATCTGCCAGAGGGTACACCAGGAAACGAGGTAGTTGTTGAGTGGGAAGAGGACCACATTGTTTCATATGCTATACCAAAAGTATACGCAATTAAAAGACCATCCTGGGAAGTTAATCCAACTAAAAAGATTGAAGATTATAAAGTAGAGTTTTATAAAAATATGCCAGACGCTCTGGGAAGATTTGCATGTATGCCTCCAGAGATGATAGATGCATTTTTTAAATCTCGTGAAAAAATAGAAAAAGCGTTTAGCAATACTGCTCTTGCAGTAGATTCTTTTGGAAGACTGGAGAATTGGTTTGCGCCAGATCCAGACAAAGAATATTTTATACACGTTGACTTGGCGCAAAAACATGACCACTGTGCTGTCTCTATGTCACATGTTCAAAAGTGGGTTAACGTAAAGGTAACAGACAGCTACTCTCAGCCTGCCCCAATAGTTGAAGTTGATGCCGTAAGATACTGGACGCCAACACCAGACAAGTCTGTAGACTTTACAGAAGTAAAAGACTACATCTTGGCTTTGAGAACTGCTGGCTTTAAAATAAGACTATGTACTTTTGATAGATGGAATTCTCATGACATGATGCAGCAATTAAAACAATATGGAATTAATACTGAGATATTGTCTGTAGCAAAAAAACATTATGACGATATGGCAATGGTTGTGCTTGAAGAAAGATTAAAAGGTCCATATATACCTTTACTTATAGATGAATTGTTACAATTAAAAATAATGAAAGATAAAGTTGATCACCCACGCAAAGGATCAAAAGACTTGGCTGACGCAGTTTGCGGGTCAATATTTAATGCAATTAGTATGACAAGGCCAAATGTAAATCAAGAAATAGACATACATACATATGAGTCTATGTCTTATGATGATGATTTTGGCAAAAAGGCAGACGCAGAGGTTCATCACTATAATATGATTCGTGCCCCCAAAATGCCAGAACATTTAAAAGAAGCTATGGATAGGATGCAAATAATATGAGTGAATATCAAGAACAAGCAAAGTTATGTAAATGTTGCACAAAACATGTTCCACTCCCAACAGTTATGAAAGAGTATAACGGAGAGACTGTATGTCCAACAACTTATTATAATATAGTTGAATATAAAAGAATATGGAAGTCTTACGGCAAGAGGCCGATGGGAAGTATAAGAAAACATTTTTCTGAATACGTTCAGCAGGCTGTTGAAAAAACTATTGACAATATTTAATGTCATATATTATAATTACTAACTAGGCGCCAATAGCTTAGTTGGTTAAAGCCCCGAACTCATAATTCGGTAATCATAGGTTCAAGTCCTATTTGGCGCACAGGAGGGGAAAATGGACGAAGAGTTATTAAATATGTATGTTGAAATGGGTGTAATCAAAATGTCTGGTATAGACGATAACGGAGAGTTTATTTTCACAATTGATCCAATTGCACAAGAGCTTGCCCCAGAGTTATGGGAAGCTCATACAAGTTTTGTGGATGCAACGCTTATAGATTTATTTGAAAAAGGTTTACTAAATGTAGAATACGATGAAAACTTAGAAGCACATATGGAATTAAGTGATGAGGGAAAAAGAGTTGCAAGAGAATTAGGATTGATAGAATTAGACGAATAAGATATAATAATTTGCCCTTGTAGCTCAGCGGATAGAGCGAGGCTCTTCTAAGGCCTGCGTCAGAGGTTCGATTCCTTTCAGGGGCGCATGCGGTAGAACCGTCACTGTATGTCCTAGGACACGATCAAACGGCTATGTAGGAACAACACGCAGACTGGCTGCGCCGCTAACCAGTATTGGACCATAGCTCAGTTGGCAGAGCGTAGAGCTGTTAACTCTAATGTCCCAGGTTCGAGCCCTGGTGGTCCAGCTCAAAATATAGATCTGAACAATCTATGTGGAGATAGGTTATACCGAAACCGACTCTGTAGGCGCATCATACGAAGGGGTTCAGCCCGAAGGAGATTGCTCTGCCAACCTACTAGGTATAACAGCCATTGGCTTAAGGACAGCGAATAGAACTGTGATAGCACGAATGGCATTTGCCCTGTTAGCTCAGTGGTAGAGCAGCCGCCTTGTAAGCGGCAGGTCAACAGTTCAAATCTGTTATGGGGCTCCATGGTCCATTAGCTCAGTTGGTTAGAGCGCTTCCCTGTCACGGAAGAGGTCGACGGTTCAAGTCCGTTATGGATCGCTAAGCTATTGACAATGCTATTTAAAAATAGTAAACTGATACAAAGGAGAAATATGAAAACAATTGGAGATAAAATTGACGGTTTTGCAATCGTCGGAGTAAAGCCAGGGAGACTAGATGCGTCTGATGATGTTTTTGAAACGCTAACAGAAAATTCCTTTCCTGGAAAGTGGAAAGTAATTGTTTACTATCCAAAAGATTTTACATTTGTATGCCCAACTGAAATTGTTGCATATGATAAGCTTGCAAAAGATTTTGAAGACAGAGACGCAGTACTGCTAACTGGATCAACAGATAATGAATTTTGTAAGATTGCATGGAGAAATGCACACGAAGATTTGAAGAAAACAAACTCATGGATGTTTGCTGATCAAATCCGTGGCTGGTCTTACGATGAAGAAAATGATAGGTCGCTATCTGGACTTGCTGATCAGTTAGGAATTATTACTCCACAAGGAGTTGCTTTACGTGCTACATTTATTGTTGACCCAGATAATATTATTCAACATGTAACTGTAAACAACCTTGACGTAGGTCGTAATCCAGAAGAAGCATTGCGAGTTCTAGATGCTCTTCAAACAGGAGAGCTTTGTGCCTGCAACAGACCTTTGGGCGGGGAAACGCTATAATGTCATGGGTAGACCAGCTTAAGGATTCTCTTCCAGAATATGCTAAGGATATCAAGTTAAACCTTGATGCAGTAATCAATAGATCAACAATTGATCCAGAGCATGCTACGTATCTTTCAATTGCAGCAGCATTTGCCACAGGTAATTCTAAACTTCTGGCATTTATTGTAGCAAATGCATCAGACGAAGTTGAAAAAAATGCAGCCCTGACAGCTGGTTCTATCATGGCCCAAAATAATATTTGGTATCCATTTATTGAGATGGCTGATGATGCAGGCCTTAAAGGACTGCCTGCACAACTTAGAATGAATGCAATAGCCTCACACGGAGGAACAACAAAAGCAAAGTTTGAGGCTTATTCCCTGGCTTCATCAATTATTGGAAAGTGTCATTTTTGCGTTAAAGCACATTATGAAACATTAAAAGAAGAGGGTTACTCTGTAGAACAATTAAGAGATATAGGTAGAATTGCAGCAACAATAAATGCCTTGTCTAAGATTCTATCAGCGTAATGGTATAATGTATTTATGAAAGAAAAGGTTGTTCATAACAGTAATCTAGTAGAGATTGTGCATAAGCATGATATCGTAGAATATCATAATGTTTTTACAGAAGCAGAGTGCAAATATATATTGGATTACTGGAACAGCCTTGAAGACTGGATTCCATCTTGTTTTTACGGAATGTACATAATCTCTGGTCAAAAACAAATATCAGCAGAAGCTGGAATGAAATTGCGTAATTTTCAATTAAAATTATGGAATCTTGCAGAAAAAGTTTTTGAAAGAGAGCTTCGTCAAATTAGTTTGAGCCCTCACAAATGGGATCCAGGTGCTTTTGCTGCAGACCATGCAGATAATGCGGAATTAGATGGAACACCAAATGCATGGATAGAAAACAAATTGGTCTCTATAGTTTATTTAAACGATGATTATGAGGGCGGAAAGTTAACTTTTAGGGATCACAATATAGCCATTAAGCCTAAGACTGGAACGGTAGTAGTATTTGATGTCGGCATAGGGAATGTTCATGCCGTCACAGAAGTTTTAAAGGGTGAGAGATACACGATGCTTGGATCTTATGATTTTATTGATTCTGAGTATTCTGAAGACTTAAACAAAATCAAAGATTCTGTAAAAGATATTCAATATCAGCAGAGGGCTGAGTGGAAAGAGGGAAAAGTAATGCCCAAAACAACAGCCTCAGACCCAACCTTAAACCAATAGAAATGGTATACTAGAATAATGGATCAATTAATATATTTGCTTAAAAAATGGCAGGCCAATTCCTTTGTTATGTCCAGCGCAGCACATGGATTTCATTGGAATGTAGAAGGCCCTTTATTCACACAGTACCACGATTTTTTTGGCAAAATCTATGAAGATGTGGATAGCACAATTGATGTCATATCTGAATGGATAAGAAAATTTGATTCACAGGCTCCGTATACACTGAGTCAGCTTATTGTCAATCAAACAATTGGAGAAACTTTAACCTCAAGCAACTCTCCAATATCAATGACAAAAATTTTATTTGATGCAAATGAAATAATGCTGAATGACCTAACAACATTATTCAATGCAGCAACACAAGCAGGCGAAGAAGGCCTAGCTAATTTTATTTCTGAAAGACAAAATAGCCATAAAAAATGGCAGTGGTGGCTTAAAGCAAGCTTAAAACAAACAATTAATTAGAACGGATAAATATGCAGTATATAGAGGTTATAGAATTCCCTGGTTTAGAAGAAATTAAAGCTAATTTCCCATATTACAAGCAAAAATTTTTAGATTCAAAAATTTTAGCATTTAGAAATGTAAATGCAGATTTTGCTTTGCAAGAAGATATTACAAAATTTTTTGGAGATAATCTCGGATGGTATCCAAACACTGAAAATCCAAATAGATCAGACTATATAGAAGACCATCATAAGCATATGATGGGTCAATCCATTGCAACAAAAGATGAATGGATGCTTGGGTGGCACATAGAATGGGTAGAGCTTGAAAATGATTCCTACTATGGTGCAACTTGGAATATGACAAAGTTTGACTGTGAGTATGACACAGGCAACACATGTTTTGTTGATATGACTGCTTTTTATAGTAGGTTGTCTGACGAAGAAAAAAACTTTTTGGACAAATGCATTGTTAATTTGCATACAAGAGGAAAAGATTATCAGTACAGCTATATAAAAAAACACTGGATAACCAATGAAAAAACTTTAAGGCCATTCTTAGGAGATTATGGAACAACAACTCTGTATACGTTTAATGGAGAAAGTCCAACAGAGGATCAAATAGAACAGTTCAAAACTCTGCATAAAAATATTCTTAAGGTTGTTTGGGAAGATGCTGGTATTAGGTTAGTTCACAGATGGCAAAAAGGAGACCTTTTGATACCAGACTTATTTAAATTGGCTCATGCTGTAACTGGAGGATTTGGAAGAGATCAGCGCCAATTAGATGGAATGTTTACAAAAGCCAACCCTTGGCACTCTAGATAGGATAAAAAAATGAAAAAAAATGAATTAATAAAATCATTGCAAGAGTTTCAAGCAAATTCAATAATTTTTGCACATCTAGTACACGGATTTCATTGGAATACTGAATCTGTTTTGATGAGACAATCTAGAATTATATACGAAGAAATTTATAAAGATGCAGAAAATGCTGTCCATGAGGTATCAGTTTGGCTGAGAAGATTAAATGGTGAGGCTCCTTATACTCTAGAAGAATTTTTAAAAAATCAAACTTTGGGTAATGTAAAACCAGATACATACTGCGGTGTAGAGATGGCTCAGCATTTAGTTCCAATTAATCAACGCATGATTGAGGATATTAAAATTTTAATTGAGCAGGCAATTGTTCACAGAGAACATGGGTTAGTTCAATTTTTATCAACAAGGTTGGGTCAACATCAAGAATGGAATTGGTTTTTAGAGTCAAGCTTGAAGCTTCCACCGAATCCTTGGAAATCACTAAAGGATTAATTTGTGTATTTAGATACAACAGTAAGCAATATATGTTTTGATGACATATTGCTTTTGCCATCTAGATCAAATATAAAAAGCAGATCAAATATTACTGCTGAAACAAAATTAGGAAATCCTAAAAATCCAGATGCTGTAATACATATGCCAAATCCATTTATGTCCGCACCTATGGAGTTTATTAATAGTAAAAAAATGGTTGAAGAGATAACTGAATATGGAGGCATTGCTTTTGTTCATAGATTTTCTGCTCCAGAAATTAGATTTGAGCAAATTGAATATCATATGAAAAATAGCAAATATCCTAATAGAATAGGATTTTCTGTCAGTAATACAGAGGCAGTTGATAAACAATTTATAGATAAAGTATTATCATTAGGAGTTAGAATAATATTAATAGACACTGCATTTGGACATACAGATTTTTCAGTAAATGCAGTTAAGGGTTTAAGAGAGCTATGTCCGTCCCACATCCATATAATGACTGGCAATGTTTCTTCTTTTGAGGCTTACAGGGATTTGATGGATGCTGGCGCAGATTCTGTAAGAGTTGGAATCGGCGGGGGAGCTGCTTGCACAACTAGAGTTGTAACGGGGTTCGGACAGCCAGTTTTAAGTTCAGTAATTGATATTTACGAAAGAATCAAGCAAGATGAATATAACGGTTTGATATCAGACGGAGGAATAAAAAATAATGGAGATGCAGTAAAAGCCCTAGCTGCTGGAGCAAGTGCAATTATGATGGGTAATTTTTTTGCTGGCCACGAAGAATGTGAAAAAGATAAAGATGGAAATTTAAAATTTAGAGGGTTAGCTTCTTTAGGAATTCAAACAATTCAAGGTGCAAATGTTCCAATAGACAGACTTCATATCGAAGGAGCTGAAGGAATACTAAAGAGTAAAGGATCTGTAAAAAATTCTATACAACAGCTAATTAATAATATTAAAAGCGGAATGTCTTATTGCGGAGCCGAAGATCTCAAATCCTTACGAAGAGATTCAAAATTTATAAAGGTTTCACCGCAGTCTATGCTGGAATCCAATAGTAGAATATAGGAGAAAATATGTACGAATATCGTGTAAAAAAATTATTAGGTGTTATAGACGGAGACACAATTGACGTTGACATTGATTTAGGGTTTGACATTTCGTTGTCAAAAAGAGTTAGACTTGCAGGAATTGATACTCCAGAATCAAGAACTTCTGATAAATTTGAAAAAACGTTAGGTCTTGAATCAAAAGAATATTTGAAGAAAAATATCAAGGACGCTCAAACAATAGTTATTAAAACTGAACTTCCAGATTCCTCTGAAAAATATGGAAGAATACTTGGCTGGATATACATAGACGGTTCTGAAAAATCAATTAACGAGATTATGATAGAGCACGGCTATGCATGGAGCTATATGGGGGAGACCAAGGTAAAAGATTTTGCTGTTCTTGCAAAAGCCAGGAAAGCATCTGGACACTAATATAGTAAATTTGCTATAATATATGTGGGTTGCCATATGGGACCCACATATTAATTTATTCGCTTAAAGGAGGAATAAAATGGTACTAACTCGTACTTTGGATCTTTTTAATGATCCTTTCTTTATTGGTTTCAATCATACATTGGACCGTTTAAATTCAGTTCACACAGCAGCAATTAATCAATCATATCCGCCTTATAACATTTTTAAGGTCGAGGATGATGTATTTCGTGTCGACCTAGCTCTGGCTGGGTTTGATAAGAAAGATGTAGAAGTATCTGTAGATAATGGAACACTTATTATTAAAGGTGAAATTGGAACAGAGGATGCTTCTGAAGCCCTACACAAGGGAATTGCTACACGTAAATTCACACGCACATTTGCGCTTGGTGAATATATGGAAGTAACTTCGGCTGAATTTAAAAACGGAATGCTTTCTATTACAGTAGAACGCATTGTTCCAGAAGAAAAGAAGCCAAAGACAATTAAAATCAAGTAAGGTATAATTGTAGTGTCGATCCGAGTTCGGAGAGACACGGGCAATAGTTACGCCTTAGGATTCACCTGAGCATGTGAATAAACTGCTCACCAAACAGAAAGATTATAAATGATCATACAAATTATAGGGCTACCAGGTTCTGGCAAAACATTTCTTGCTAAAGCTTTGAAAGAAAGAATTAATGCAATTCATCTAAACGCAGATGAAGTACGTGCTACAGTAAATTCAGATCTAGGATTTACAAAAGAAGATAGAATTGAACAAGCAAGACGCATGGGGGAAATGGCAAGACTTATTGCGAATCAGGGAGTTGCTCCAGTAATTGTAGACTTTGTATGCCCAACAAAAGAAACAAGAGAGGCTTTTGGTAAGCCAGATATTCTTGTTTACATGTATACAATTCAGCAAGGAAGATTTGAAGATACCAATAAGATGTTTGAAGAGCCATCAGAATATGACATTGGATTCCCAAGTCATTTACTTGATCCTGATCAAAAAGCATCAACAATTATCAATCAGTTTGGTCTCCACGACTGGTCTGCCCCAACAACACTAATGCTAGGCAGGTACCAACCGTGGCATGAAGGACATCATGCTCTGTACGAAGAGGCTGGCAAGAGAACAAAACAGGTTTTGCTAGGTGTAAGAAATACATACAATACTAGTGAAAAGGATCCATTAAAGTTTGATGAAGTAAAAAGCTATATAGATAAAGATGAATACATGAAAGATGCAATGGTATTAAGACTTCCTAATATAACCAATATCGTATATGGAAGAGATGTGGGGTATAAGATTGAGCAAGTTAAGCTTGATGATAAAATCGAAGCTATATCAGCTACTCAAAAGCGTAAAGAAATGGGTATCTAAGCTTGGTGTGGATAACATGGAGTGGCCTTCATGACAGTAACTAGAGCAAGATCAGCAGCAAAAGCAATAAGCTGGAGAATAATTGGTACAGCTGACACATTTATTTTGTCATATCTAATTACGCATAAGCCCATAACTGCAGCATCAATTGCTGGGCTTGAGGTTATCACAAAGACAATTCTTTACTATCTGCACGAAAGAGGCTGGGATAAAACTCAGTGGGGTAGAAAATAATGCCAGTATATGAGTATAAGTGTAGTGAAGATGAATCTCATGCATTGCTTTCTGTAACTAGATCGATATCAGAGGATGATCCAGGTTACAGTTGCGAGGAATGCGATGCAAAAATGGTAAGGACATTTTCTTCTTTTGGAATACAGTTTAAGGGAAACGGTTTTTATAAAACAGATAACGCTAAATAGTTCAATGATATAATTAACTAAACAAACAAAGTGTTTGTTTAGGAGTTATAGTTGACTAGGACTAAGTTATGGAGATTATCTTTAGCCGCCATTTTAGGGTTTGGTTGGCTATTTCTCACACCCGCTTCCTATAGCGATGACCCATTAAGCATTGCCGCTCAAGAAATAGCGGAATTAAATGAAAAAGTTGGCGGACTTAATGAAGAGCAAGCCACAAGAGATTTAATAGATATAGCAGAATCTAAATATGATTCAGCGGTTGCTGCAAAGGCAGATAGAGATAGCAAAATTACTGCTTATGATGCTGCAGTTGAGGCTGAAGCAACAGCCTTATCTGAAAAAACAGCAGCACAAAATGCAGTAGATGGTCAAACTGCAACAGTTGCTACCGCATTAACAAATAAAAACAATGCTCAAGATGAACTAGATGTAGCCACAATTAATTTAAATACAGCAAATTCAAATCTTCAAACAGCTCAATCGGCAGTAAATAGTGCTGGGTCAGCAGGGCTTCAGTATACCGTGTATCATTTATTAAGAGATGGTTATGTTAATGGACAGCATATAGCTGTACCTGGCTCTGTTATATGTACTGGTGTATGGAATTCAAACTCTATGAATCTTCCAGTTTGCGGATACTACGAAGACATTGTTGTTAAATTTACTGGTAAAATTACAGTTCCATCAAGTTGGACAAGTGTATATTTTGCTGGGTATACAGACGATGGATTTAAAATGTACGTAGATGGCAACCTTGCAATAAATAACTGGGTTGAACAAGGCGCTACGTGGAGCGCATATTCTCCAATATATAATGTAAGCCAAGATAAAACTTTAGATGTAGAAATATGGTGGTATAACGGCGGAGGACCAGGATCCTATCACCTTGGTTGGTCAATTCCAGGTGGGTGGACTGGTGCAGGATGTGCTTATACTGGAGGCTGGGGTGTAGGATTTAGCTGTAATTTAAATACATTTTCCTATGGGTCTGGCGCAACACAGCAACAGCTAGACAATTTAGCTTCTGCACAACAGGCACAAGTAGTAGCACAACAAACTTATAACACTAAATTAGAAGTACGTAATGATAAATTATCTATATATAATCAAGAGGTTCAAAACCTAACAACTGCCAATCAAAACCTCACAACAAAAGAGCAAAACCTTACAACTGCTCAATCAAACCTCACAACAGCATTATCAAATAAAAATAACGCAATTGCAATATATGATCAATCAATTATTGATATGAATAATGCAATAGATGATGCTTGGGATTCATATAATTCTACTTGGCAAATAGAAGAGCAGCAAAGAGTTCAAGCAGCAATCGCAGCAGCTATGGCAAATCAACCACAGCCTACACCAGAACCAACGATTGCTCCTACGCCTGAGCCTTCTCCTGAGCCATCGCCTGAGCAAACAAAACCAGTCGATCCCACTCCAGAGCCAAGTTCTGATACCACAGATGAACCAACGCCAGAACCAACTGTTGATCCAGAGCCCACTGTTGAGCCTTCACCTCTGCCATCGGATATAGATCCAGAGCCAACTCCTGAACCAGAGCCAAATCCTGCTGAACCTTCTGAAAAACCATCACGACCTAATGTTATCACAGAAGAGACAGCAAATCTAATTGCAGATTTAACAAGTAAAGATACATTAACTAAATTAACTCCAGAACAAAAGTCTGCAGTAGCACAGGGTCTTGGAATTAAAACAGAAGAATTAGCAAAGGTTGCTGCATTAGCAGCGGCAGAACCAACAGTTGCAAAAGCCCTTGAAGAATTCGGTGATAGAATTAAAGAGAATGCACAGGCTCCTATGCCATATACATTAGCAGATGCAACTACTGAAGTTGCCACAGAAGCGTTTTTGGCTGATCCAATCGGAGCATTAACAGATATTAATTTAGAAGAATTGTTTGATATTTCAAATTGGGGGTCAGACATGACTGATGACCAAAGAGAAAAGGCGCAGGAAGTAATTGTGCCAGTAATTATTGCAGGTAATATTGTGGCAGCAGCCATGACAAGGAGGACGTAATGAAAATAATCAAAGGCTTATTTAGCTGGCTTTGGGAGGCTGTTAAAGAGAGTATAGCTCAAGTTTGGACCCTTCTTGGCTTCTTTATTGCTTGGCTAACCCTTACTGGGACTGCTCAAGATGTAGTTGGAATTGCTACTATTGTTGCTACGGCTATATGGCTAATAACTATACCACTTCGAAAAGAAGAATAGAAATGCTATAATATATCTATGAGAAAAATTAAAGCCTCATTGGCAAGCTTGATGTTAGCCGTTACCCTTACCTCTTGTGGGTTTCAGGGAAGCTATCGTTATTCCTGCCAGGACCCAGCAAATTGGGAGTTAGCAGAGTGCAACCCACCAATTTGTGAGCCATCTGGAACATGTTCAAGAGATCTAGTTGGTAAAACAGTATGGGATGAGTATCAGAAATCAAAGGTAAAGAATGGCTAAGGAAAGATTAACTCCGCAAGATCTAGATGCTAGATTAAAATTTATTTTGGGAATCACATTAGGTTCTATTTTGTTTCTTACAGCAGTAGGAATTTTATACGGTCTTTTATTTGTTACACAACCAGTAGGAGCACAATCAGAAAATGATAAGATGTTCTTCAACGTACTTGGTTCAG